CATTTGATCACTCAGAAACGATGAAGAGTTGTCTAAAATTGTTGATTCCGTACATCTGTAAATTCTCGTTGTGGTTGCAAAATAAAAACTTTTTATACCTGAAGCGGATCCATGTTGAACTGCCACTATCCTACCGTTGTTCAATAGTGAAATTGTACCTGTAACTAATAGCGGAGTAGTTCTCAATGACAATGCCCCAGTTGCTCCATTGGCACTTGCTGGAGTCAATGAAGCTTTAACGTTGTATTTTACAAGTCTGGCGGTTGTGTTTGTTACTTCTGAATTCAATAAATAAACATTATGTTCTGTTGCACTTACAGGTTCATCCATACCTATTCCACCACCTAAAACACTCATGGCTGAATGCAAAGTATGGACACCGGAACCTGCGGTACTTGTATTAATAGGTGCTCCATTTATCGTTGCAGAAAGCGTAAAAGTATTTGCAGCCAATGAAGTTGAAGTCACATAATATGTAGTGTTCGCAACAAATCCCGTTGGGAGGGCACCTGTGGTTGTAAAAAAAACGGCATCATTCAGCCTCAATCCGTGACTAACTAATGTAACAACACCCGGAGAAGCTTGAGATATAGTTACGGTAGAAGGTGTAAAATCTTTCAATAGATATGAAGCCCTTATGTTGTCTGTTGTTGTTGATTCAGTTATATTGTTTCCACCTAGTGCGAATGTTGAATAATTTAGACCCTTTATTATATATAATCCACCATTGTTTATAGTTGCATTTGTTTGTAAAAAATAAAGCCTGATTTCCTCTATGACATAAGATGAGCCTGCGGATACTGTAACAGTATTGCCTATGGTTAAACTTGTGTCTGAGGCAATTGCTGTAATTTCATACCAAGTGGATATTTGAGTTGGGTCGGTTGAACCGAATCCAATTCTTGCACCGACAGCAATCCTGTCAGTTTGAAAAGCTGTTCCTGACCCTGTTATGGTTGAAGATGTGGTTGCCGATACTGTTCCGCCTGTTGTTTCATAGACATAAGTCCTAAACCCTCTTACGGTTTTACTACCGCCAAGTTGTGTTCCTTGCAATGTTATAAAACCTTTCCAAGTTGTTGTGTTGGCATTTAGGTCATATTCAAATAAACCGAATTGTCTCGTTGCGGCTGCAGTAACTGTGGTTGCCATAAAAACCCAGAATATATTATCCGACCATTTGTGAACATATGGATATGCATATGTGGAACCTGCTACATCAGTTATATTTACCATACTTGTTGGCAATAGACTTATGTAATTATCTTGAGCGGTTGCTCCTGTAAATTGTTTGTACAATGAACCTATCATTGTATAATCAGAATTGTAGGTTGTTATACCTGTGGTCGATCCTGTAAAAATATGTTCTACTGCTACTTTTGCCATTTTATTTTTGAATTTTTAAAATTAATTGTACTCTTGTTAAAGTTTGTGCTGAAACTACATAAAAACCAAGAATTTCATCTTCATTGAATGTTGTTGAATTCCATCCGGATAAATTCGAACTTTGATTTTTTATATTGTTGTTCAAATTTGGGTAACCTGAATTTATTATAGTATCTCCTGATGTAGGTGGATAATTTGCATAATCTGTTTTATAAATATCAATTTCGGTACTTCCTGAATTGTTTGATAATATAGTCCAAGACAGAATTGTACCGCTATAAGGTAAATAGACGAAAGATTTAAGTCCTGAACTTATTGTTGCTGCACCACCAGTGTCTACTGTAAAGCTTAAAGTATCTATATTGGTTGAACTTGTTCCGGAACTACCTGAAGTTCCTGCTGCTCCTGAAGATCCTGATGAACCTGAACTTCCAGATTGACCAGATGATCCTGAACTACCTGATTCACCAGAAGAACCAGATGAACCTGAAAACCCTGAAGTTCCAGAGCTACCACTTTCGCCAGAACTTCCAGAACTTCCAGATATACCAGAAGATCCAGAACTACCATCAAATCCAGAACTACCAGAAGAACCTGAGCTACCACTTTGACCAGAACTTCCCGAACTACCTGAAGAACCAGATACACCTTACTGACCTTCGTTTTTATAAAATGTGTTTCCAGAAACATCTACAACAACATATCTCGTTAGAGATTCATCATTAGATAAATTAGCTACATTAAGTGTGTTTGTTGTAATGCCAGTAGAAGTTATTTGATTTATATTATATATATCAAAGCCACCAATTCCAAGATCTCCTGTCATCTGCCTACCACCATCAACTAAAATGTATTGTTGATGATCATCTGATGTAAGACCTAAAAGATTTCCATGAACTGATGTGGCATTTACACCACTGGATTTAAAACCAATTACAGGTCTTATATCTTCAATTTGAACAATTCCTGATTCACCATCTTTAATATAAATTGATGCTATAGAAACTACACCATCTGTAAAAAAATCGGGAGGTATAGGTAAAGGTGCGTCTTCTGTTTCAATTAAAGTAGCATACTCGTTTTGACCAAGAACTAAAAAATATTCTTCATTTATTCCATCGCCAACTACATACAAAGTATGTTTTGTGTAATAAGAGCTTGTAAGAGAAGATAGTGAATTTTGATTTGGATTGAATTGACTACTATTAACATATGTTGTAGCACTTGTTGTGAATCCTGATCCATTATTCCAATACTGAGTAAAATTTATTGATGTTCCACCTGTAGGTAAAAAATTATTTTCTGATAACCAATAGTTTCCTGTACTAACATCCAATGTAAATGCTGTAGTTCCAGTAGTTACAATTGAACCAGTTGAAAATACTGGGCCAAGTGCTTGCCTGTTAAATGAAGATAATAAATTTGCTGTATGTTGTGCATTATATGGTGATTGATCAATTAATTCAATGCCTGTTGAATTTGTAACAACTCTACCCATTATTATACTATAGAATGGATCAGGTAATCCAGAATTAGCGACTAAAGAACCATTATTGGAAATATAAATATAATTATTTGTATTTGCAGACAATGTTATTTGATTATTATTCCAATCATATCTTTTTATAATACTATTATCAATTTGATCTGCTACATATCCAAACCCTGATGTGGTGTTTATTGTTAAACCACTAACTATTGTAATTGTACCTCCGTTTAGAAGGCCCATTGAACTACTTTGAAAAATTAATGTTGAAGCATCCGTATGTGTTCCATCTGAAAATGTAACTGATATTTTTCTTGTAATATCATTTTCCCCATCTACATCATCAAGAAAATTCCAAAACACATTATTGCTTACATTATATATTTTAGTATGATCAGATATACCTTGATATCTAAAGGATGCAGCAGGGTTTAGAATTTCAATATCGTAGGTGATAGAATTGTGAATCATTGAACCTACAATCCTAGCAACTGGACCACCACCGGAATTAGGAATTTCAAACGACTTATTCCAATCTTGAATATCTAAATTGCCAGCTTCAAGTTCAGCTTGATCTGAAAGTTTTATTGCTGTAGAACCAGTCAATTGAGCACCTTCAAATTCACCTGTGTATAAATTAAGTCTTGCACCTAAACCATCTGCACTATTACCAATCACATTATCATAGGTTGGAAAAAGATAATAGTTTTCCATATTGGCTAATGCCGAAAATGAATTTGTCGCATCTACACGAACTCCATAGGTAAAATCTCCATTAAAATCCATGTATTCACCATAGAATTTTGTGTCTTGGGTGGAAGATTTTACCCATACACCTATATCACAATCGTAAACAGAAATTTTGTGAGCTTGTGCAAAATCCCCTATATCGTCAACATATATAGCAGAATAACTAGAACCAGCACCTGATAAACTTAAAAAAGATATTTCATTATTTATTCCTAATTTTATAATATGCTGTGAAGTAGAATTAGGAAAAATTTGTGTGGTTTGTATGTTGCTACCTACAATACTGACATAAGGTTTAGATGTAAGATCAATTTCATTTTCAAAAAACTCACCCGGACCGACAGAAACCACAAACCTATTACTGCTAGAACTTCCTGTAATCCAATCTACAGCAGATTTAATAGATGAAAAATCTCCTCCTTTTTTTGCAACTATAATTCTTTTTGGGTCTTGATTAACTTCGTATAAAGGAGCATTAATTGGTATTTCGGTTTTTAAAAATGTATCAGCTCCATCTATATGTCCAGTTGCTGAAGGATGTTCTACAATTATATCCTTTGTGTTATTTTCAAAATTTAAAGCACTTCCATATATACTAGGGGATGATCCTGTATTAGGAGCATAAATAGCTGTAGCCCATCTTTGGAAATTTACAGCAGTCAATCTTAAAGAAGCTCCATTTTCAACCCAGAAACCGGTACCAGCTGCAGCACCGACAGCTTTTGTTAATAAACAACCATTAACAATAAAAGCACAGCTTGGTGCATCAGCTTTTGCAAAAATCAATCCTGTTGTAGTAGTTACACCACCATTAGTTGAAGTGACGTTTCTTAGTTGCATTCTGCCAATACCAGTACCGTCATTTGTTACTACAAAGCCGATAGTAAAAGGATAACCACCATATTTTACATTAGAACATTGCATTATGCAATTTCCACCACCAGTACCGACTGTTTTAGCGTGTGTGTAGTTTTCGCCGAATCTGACGTTTTCTACATATGAAATTGCATTTAATTGTGGAGTGGTCGAAGAAGAATATATGATAGCAGATGTTCCAGAAGCAGTAGAACCTTGAATTTGCATGTCTGAAATCATAGATTGATCTGCCATGAAAAAAACTGTATTCGCAGAATTACTTGCTTCTACAATTGTTGCAGTACTATTGCTTCCTCTTACTGTGATCCAAGATTTCATAATAATTGGATCTTCGTAGTACAAGCCCGGATAAACTCTAACTTCCCATGGATTATCTTCAGTTGCTCCAGTAATACTATCGACTGCTAATTTTATTGAATTAAAATCTACATTACTACCACTGAGACCAACTGTGACATAATTTTCTATATCACCTACTAAACTATAAAAAGTTGTAGCTGAAATTGTGCCTGTAATAAATGTATTGCCAGAAATATATAATTGTTGACCATCATATGTAAGTCCAGATTGAGCAATTGCAGTATCTGTTGTGTTATCAGATACTAATACTCTATAATTAGCAGGACTTTGAATGGCAGTAAAACCTGTACCAGATGATCCTGATGTACCAGAACTACCAGATGAACCAGATTCTCCAGAAATACCTGATGAACCAGAACTTCCGTTTGCACCAGATGATCCAGAACTTCCACTTAATCCTGCTCCTCCTGATGAACCTGAACTACCATTAACTCCAGAACTACCATTTATACCAGAACTTCCGTTTATTCCAGAGCTACCATTTATTCCTGATGAACCAGATGTTCCATCATTTCCGTTGTTGCCAGAAGTACCAGAAGTACCAGAAGTTCCAGCTGAACCATCAGTTCCTGATACACCAGAAGATCCAGAACTTCCAGATTCCCCCGAAGTTCCTGAAGTACCATTTAATCCATTAAATACATATGATATAGAGAATTGTTCTCCTTGTATGGTACTTAAATCGCTATTTATTAAAGTAAGATCAAAATCAAAATAAGTTCCATGATCTGTAGAGCCAGCAATTGTGTATAATCCATAATTTGATGGATTTGTGACATTCGTAATTTTAAAATAAACTAAGTTTCCTGTAACCCTTTTTAAAACATCAATAGTCTCTAACCAATCATATGAATCATTCGAGTTTATATCTAGTGTACTTATGCTAATTCTAGTTACAGTACTAAACTTGACTTCATTTAGTATAAAATTTTGGTTTCCGGGGTTATTTGGAGCTTCTAGATCAGTTCTATAAAACCATCTTAAGCTATTAGAACCATCAAGACCATTGATACCTGATGTTCCAGATGAGCCAGAAGAACCAGAACTACCGCTAGAACCTCGACTCCCGGAACTTCCATTTGTACCAGACGTTCCAGACGAACCAGAGCTACCATTTATGCCCGAAGAACCTGAACTACCATTTATTCCAGAACTTCCTGATGAGCCTGAACTTCCGTTTCTTCCTGACGAACCAGCTGATCCAGAAGTACCTGATCCTGTTACTAATGCCCAAGAAGCATTTCCGAAAGCATCAGATTTAAGAAAATAACCATCTTGTGGGGAATCTTCGAATTTAAAACCATTTGAAACCGTCAGTCCTGATGTAAATTGAGGGTTTTCTGGAATGTCACCACCAATTCTATAAACAATACCAGTATCCAAATCAGATTGTAATACATAATTAAATGAATCTTTAATAAGTTGATTTGAAATATCTGACATATTAGTTGTAAAACTTTAAAATAAATATAGAAATAATACTAAAAAAGGAAATTTTAATTCATTGTTCCTTGTTTTGAAATCCATTCATCTGATGAAAGTATTTCCAAAATCTGTATCTGATTATAAGGGCCTTCTTTTGTTATTAATGCAGATATAAAATCAGGTTCTTGATTATTTTCCCATTTTATAAAAGTTTTAGAACCATCAGAACTATATCTTAATGTATCTATTGAATTTTCACAAATTTGTTCAAAATCAATCTTATTTAACTCTGAAACATTTATTATTAAATAATTTCTATTTTCCATTATATAAATCTATAATTTAGTGATTGATAATTTTGATTAACTTGTGTTGATGTTAATTCAGTATTATAAAATGAAGCATAAGCTATATTTCCATTGAAATAAAAACCATTAGCACCTGTCCAAGCTGCACTATAGCCTGCTCCTAAAAAATAATAATAAGTCGCTGAATAATTATTTTGTGTTTTAGAAATAGTACCAATCAAATTATTATCTAAATATGTTTTATGTGATGTTGATGCGAATGTTACAACAATATTATGCCAATTACCATCATTAACAGAAGTAACTGAAGTTGTTGAATTTGATACTGATCCACCCCAAAAACAAGATGTAACTATTTTTCCAGAAGAATTAATATAGATAGCAGGAACATAACCCGAGGCAGAAGAAGGGTTTGTTGTATTTTGTTGTCCAAATAAAGTTCCTCCAGCTGTAGTTGTTTTAAACCAAATAGATACACTAAAAGGTGTTCCCGCATCGTGGTTGAAAAAGTTTGCTGGTAATGAAACATAATCATTTGCACCATCAAATACAATGCTTCCACCATTAGATAAATTAAATGTTGGCCCATTTGTCAAAGTACCATTATTCTGAACAGATGAAACTGTGCTTTTCCATAATGTTCCGATTTGAGGGTAAGATAAAACATTACCTGCATCTAGATTAAGAATTAATCCATTAGTTTCAACTCCAACTGGAACTGCATGAGCATTATAGTTCTGTAGAATTTCTGTTGAATTTAAAGATCTATTATAAATTTTAGAATTTAACAAATTACCATCAATATAATCTGTAGTATCCCATCTTCTCATTAATCTACCACCGGCACCAGAAGATAGGGCGGTTGTCAAAGTTGATGCGGAAGAATAATATTTACCATCAACATAAAAAAATAATTGTGAGCCATTATAGGTTACTGAATAATGATACCATTGGTCTGTTGTGGGTGTAAAGCCAGCTGATGGTAATTGCCAAGATCCATTAAAAAATCCTCCATATATTTTACCATCCCAAGGAGCATTTAAATATCCTATAGCATAATTTACATAATTTCCTGAAGGTCCGGGAAAAGTATTAGTTATAAATGTAGGATAAGCATTTGAAACAGGAGTAGAATTTTGTTTAGCCCAAACTTCAACTGTAAAATTATTTAAATTACCTAAATCATTAAAAGTTGCATAATTACTACTTGAAGAAGCAAAATTTATATATGAACTTCTACCTGATAAAACATATGTTGGAGAGTTTAATAAAGTAACATTGAATCCACTATAACTTAAATCAGTCCAAGTTGTTCCGCTTCCACAGTATGAGGGTAAAAAATTAGAATCAACCATTAATCTTAATCCGTTTGTTACTATGTCTGGATAATCTTTATTGACACATATTATATCTGATTGTCCAACATACCAAGCTGCAGCTTGGCTAAATGTTGTATGATTAATTCCTGATATATAATTTGTCAGTGTAATAAATTCTAAATCATTTCCCGGACAAAATATTGATGGTCCTTGAGAAATTTTATTAACATAAATAGTATATCCACTAGCTTTTGGAGTTATGCCATTCCAAAAACCTGTTGAGCTAGTTGGACCGTATGCTGCAAGAGAATTAATTCCCAGTGCAAAATTTTTAGCCTTAACTGCATTATTTACTTGAGAAGTGCTGTATTTTATTTTATTTGGGGGAATTGGCATTAAAATAGTTTTATAATAAATATTTTTATTTTAAAAAAATAGAAAAAATTATAATTTTATTGTATCTTTGAAAGTCCATTGATATTTAAATATAATTATGCCAAATTGCAGTTGTAATAATCCAAGATGCAAGCACCGTCCGATGGTGCATTTACATTTACACACTGATTTTTCAACTTTAGATGGAGCTTCAAAATCAGCTAATTACGTAAAATTAGCTAAAGAATTTAATCATCCAGCAATCACAATATTGGACCATGGTAATGCTTCTGGTTGGTTGACACATTTTCAAAAGTGTAAATCTGCTGGAATAAAACCTATTCTCGGTATGGAAGCTTATTTAAATGATAATTTAGATAAAAATATACCGAAAGAAGAAGCTGAAAGTATTGATAATTCAGCCAAAAATACTCATCAATCTATTATTATAAAAAATCAGGAAGGGTATGTAAATTTAAATAAATTAATTTATAGATCATTTACTGAAGGATATTATTATAAAGGAAGAATTACTACTGAGTGGTTAATTGAAAATAAAAAAGGATTAATTGTTACATCCTCCTGTATGGCATCAAAATTTGCCAGATTGATATCTGAGGGTAAAGAAAAAGAAGCTGAAGAAAGAATTTTATTATTTAAAAGAGAATTTGGTGATGATTTTTATGCAGAACTTCAATTTAATGAAATTGAAGAACAAAAAATCTATAATAAATTCATTTTAAAAATGATTAAAAAGCATGATTTACAACCAATTTTAACTGGGGACGTTCATTATGCTATGCCGGAAGATAATAGATTACAGGATATTTTAATTGCAATAAACCAAAGTCAACCAGTAGGAAGAGCGTTTTCATTACAAGCAAGAGAATTATATTATACAAATTTCGAGAATTTTCACGAAATGAATAAACGTTTAGGTTTTAATTATCCTGAACACTATGTAGACTTTTGTTTAGATAATACTTTGAAGGTCGCTGAAAAATGCAATTTTGAATTTGAAATGACCGATGATAAGTACCCTAAATATGAACCTACACCTGATGTTATAAAATATTTTAAAACAGATAACACAATAGAAATAATTCAAAAACTATCTAAAGCTAAATTAAAACAAAAATTAAAGGATTACGAAAAGACGGGTGTTGTAAAAATTGATTACGAAAAAGAAAAAATTTATTATGACCGTCTAGATTATGAGTTAAAAGTTATTGAAGATAAAAAAGTACTTGATTATTTTTTGGTCGTTTGGGAGCTAATTAGATTTTGTAAAGATAATGATATAGCAACAGGTCCGGGACGTGGTTCCGCTGCCGGAAGCTTATTATCATGGTGTTTAGATATTACAAAAATTGATCCTGTAAGATTTGATTTATATTTTGAAAGATTCTTAAATCCAGAGAGAAAATCTATGCCGGATATTGATACAGATTTTGAAGCTGGCACAGATGAAAAGACATTAAATTTTCTTTATGGAAAATATGGAAAAGAACGTGTAGTTCCAGTAATTACGTTTGGAACCTTCAATGAAAAAGGTTGTATAAAAGATGTTGCTAGAGCTCTAGGTCAAGACACTGGATTCGAAAGTGATATTTTTGCCGTCACTAAGGAAATGCCAACAAAATGGGATTCTTCGCTTGAGGAATGGTTAATACATTGGCCAAATGATCCTATGTGTAGCGATAGGGTAAGGAAGTGGATTTTAGATCCACACAATAAAGAGGTTATTGATAATACATTAAAATTACAAGGTCAATTAAGAAATCTTGGAAAACATGCTGCTGGAATTGTAATAACACCGGGCCCAATTTGGGAGAGTATGCCAGTTAATATTTGCAAAGGTCAAATAGTTTCTGGTTTCCAAGAATCAGGAAATGCAAAAGACCTTTCTTCTATTGGTATATTAAAACTTGATCGTTTAAAATTAGAAACATTAAACGTTATAAAAGATTGCATAAAATATATAAGAGAAAGACATGGAGATGAAATAGGTGATAAGGTCCAATTAGAAGTAGATTATGTTAATTTAGAAGATAAAAATCTGTATGATGAATTGAGATTAGGTTTTAATCAAGGTATTTTTCAGTTTGAGTCTGAAGGTATGAATGCAATGTTAAAATCTATGAAATGCGAAAATTTTGACGAATTAGTAGCAGCAAACGCATTGTATCGTCCCGGACCGATGGGAATTAAGGCTCATGAAGAATTTATTAAAAATAAATTTGAGCCTGAAAAAAGAACTTATGCCCATAGTATATTAGCTCCACTGTTAGAAAAAACAAATGGAGTTTTAATATATCAAGAACAATTGATGTTTATTGCTAATCAAATAGGAGGAATGAGTTTAGGTGAAGGGGATAATTTGCGTAAGGCAATGGATGGTGCAGGTAAGATAATATCAAAAAAATTAGAGGGAAAAGAGTTATCAAATGATGAAGAAAATAATAAAAATTACAAATCCTATAAGGATTTGTGGAAAAAATTCATCGATGGTGCGATTGCAAAAGGCTTGTCTGTAGAAGACGTTGAAAAAATTGAATCTTGGTTAATTAAATATCTTGGCTATTCATTTAATTTGAGTCACAGTTTGAGTTATAGCTATGTTGCAGCACAAACATTATTTTTAAAACATTATTATCCAACTGAATTTTATTGTGCTCTTCTAAATCATCCAAAAACTGGTAATGATGATGAAAAAAATAAAGCATGGTTAAATTCAGCACTTTTATCTGCAATGTCGAAAGGAATAAAAATTGTTCCTCCTAATAGAAAATCAAACTGGGATTGGACGATTATTGAAGATAAAATTATTGCTATGGGTTATTCTTCAATAAATGGTATGGGAGAAATAGCTTTCAAAGAATTAAAGAATAACAGAGTCGAATTAATGGATAAAGAAATGTTTTTCTCAACAAAATGGTCTAAATTCAATAAAACAAATTTTGAATCATGTTTGAAAGCTGGTTTGTTTGATGATTGGTCAAATTCTAGAGAAGAACTCATAGAAATGAAACAGATAAAATATAAGCAAAGCAACCAATTAGATATGTTCACAAACGATGTCGATACAGTTTTGACGGTTGCTGAAAGAAAATTTAAAAATAAAGATTTTGAAAAGACTACAGATCAGATTAGATATGATCAGTTTCTAGAAATTTGTTCATTAGATTTAAATTTATTAAATAAAATAGCGAGTGTAAAAGAACAATTCATGAAAGCAACTGGTCTAAATATAGATTCAGCCTTGAATTTTGAGGATACAAATAAATTTTATTATTTTATGATAAATCATATTGAGAAAAAAACTGCTCAATGGGATGGATCAAATTATTATGTTTTGACAATTTCTGATGGTGCTGCAACCAAAAAGGTTACCATGAACAATGATCTATATGAAAGGATGAGATTGATTTTAGAGACAAATTGTTTTTATGTAACAAAGTTCTTTAAAAATAAAAAAGGGTTCTTGAATTTCACTAATTCTGCCCCATTCAGAAAAATAATTGTTTAATCGTTTCTTGACTTACCTTTCCCAAAAAATATTTCTTGGACTAATTTCATTTTTTTCTTCATGTGATTATATATTTCATCAGAAATTACATTTAAAGCATGAAGGTTTTCTATTATAGAAATTACAAGTGTGCTAATAAAACCAAAATAAAGTGTTCCCGGTAACCAACTAAATATATCGTCAACTTTTGCCAAATTCCAACCCAAACTCAACAAAGAAACATACAATACCATAATAACTAATATTCTGGGTAATTTGGCTGAAGAAAATATATTTTGTTTAAAAGCTTTTAAAATTCCTGTCAAAGAATCAAAAGCTATAAACCCGAGTAATACATAAATTGCTTGAGCATCATCATATATATATGATGTTATAAATGTTGATATAGCTCCTATTGAAGCGATTACTGTGTTTGTATAAATATGGTCTAATCCAAAAGCACTTTTTACCAAATCCTTAATTGATTCAAAACCACACATTAAATGATTATCTTTCACTATATTTAATTTATCTAACAATAAATAATTATTTTTTTTATTTTTTAATTAAAATTTTTTGTGCTTTTCCTCTCTCATCCACTATGATTATTACTCCTTCGTGATCCAAGCTGGTTTCTCTTCCGAAAACATCATAAATTCTATATATTGGGTCTTCCTTACTATTTAAATTAACTGAAATCCAATCGAAACATTCATATTTACCATCATAATCTGTTTGACATAATTTATAATATTTTGATGGAGTTAAATCAACACAGGAATATTCTCTAGGAAAATTTGAATTTCCTGCACCATCTATCCTAATTAATTCATTTAAATCATTTAAATTGTTAGATTCATAAACAGTAAAATAATCATTATTTATTTCACTAGCAGTTTTCCAGTTAAGTTCAACCTTTTCATTTTTCACAAATCCCAAGAAATAAAGTAATTGTATTGGTAGTGGTGAAAAATTATTTATTGTATCCGTGACAGAGCCTATATATGTTGAACAATTTGCTCCTATACCATTTAGACCAGCAACAAGTGGAAAGTTGATTCCACCTCCTGATACAGATGAAAGAGTATATGTAATTGTTTCACTTGGTTCATTGATTCCATCTGTCAACCCTGTTATCGGAATTGATATTTCACCTAGATTGGTTCCAGAGTTTAAATTTGGATTATAATCTCCAGATGGCAGATTTAAAGTTATATTTCCTGAATTAATTGAAATTGTCCCTCTGCTAGGATTACCTATTGTAAAATCATTTGGATAAGTGGCAGTACCCGTTAAATTTAAATTAATTGTTGCCGGAGATGTCAATGTACCATTTACAATTAAAATTAAATTTGTTTGAACACCTTCATTTTGTCTAGAAGGCGTAAAGTTTTTTAGACTAATTATTGGTTTTAATGATATAGTAATATCATCAATCAAGTTACCTGTAGATCCACCAGTAACAGCAACAAAACCTATTCTTTTTAAACCTCCTGTACCATTATTTGTCAAAGTGCCCGTATAATTAACCCAACTATTTGTTGCTGTATAAACTACAGATTGAGATATAACAGTATTATTTAATTCAGTCAATTGTGCTCTCATCTGTTCTGTATTTGTAGTCCTTTTCAAATACCAAATAGAATAATTAACAACTTCATTGGGAGCTAAACATAACTCTTGATATAAAAAAGCTGAATTGTTCGCATTTATTTCAGCAAATTGAATTCCTGAACGTGAAGTTTTGCTTTGAAAACCAGTACCCCAAATTTCTATTACAGCAGTTGGATCTGTAGTTTTCCAACCGGGAACACTAGCTACTGGAAATAAGTTATAACAATTGGTACAACCTAATGAAGGTTGTTCAAAACCCGGATTTACTATTAATCTTGTAGGTATTTGACCAAATAAAGAATTAAATAATAATGTAAATAAAAAAACTAAAAAAATAAAATTTTTCATAAATTTTAGAATTGTAGCAATTTATTGTCTTCTATCAAGGGTAAATTATAATCTCTGAATGTCTCCTTCCAATCAATTGTATTATTAGAGTTACCATTTAAAAGTTCAAAATATCTCCCAATCTCCCATCTGGTCATTTTTTTAAGTTTAACCCTACCAAGATTATTTAATTTAATCTTATATAAACTTAAATCTAAAGTATATATATCATTTTTATAATTATAAATAAAAGTTGGTCCGTGAGACATATCTTGAAATTTTGTTTCTAAAGAATCACATGATTTATTGCTTTTTAAAGCCAAATCCTTTTCTTCTACAACTTTCTTTAAACTATCTAATTGTGATTGCATTTTTTGCAATCTTAAATTGATTGCATCGGCTTGTTTTACTGTCATTACAACAACAGTATCCTTGCCACTAATTCGTACTATCGGATATTTCTGTGATTGGCACAACGATTTTATAGGGCTTAGAAAAATTATCATTAGCCCTATTATTGTTATCAACCTGTTCAATTTGAGTTTCATAGTTATCTACTTTATTTTCTAAAGTTGAAACTTCATTTTTCAGTGAATCTCCTGCTACAATCAACGAATCGGTCATAACTTTCAATTCTTGATTTTCGGTTGTCAACTTTTGGTTTTCTTGTGTTAATTTATTGTTTGATTCAGTCAAAGTAACATTTGACTCTACAACTTTAACGTGTCCTGTTCCGGCAAATAAAATATTTAATACAACAAGGATAACTACACTTCCTAGAACTGAATATAAAATTTTATTTGATTTACTCATTATCTTTTCTGTTTTATTGAAGATTGAAGAATAATATCTTTTAGATCTTGAAGTGCTCTAGTATTATTATCTACAGAATTTTTCATATTTACAGCATCATTTTTGACGTAATTATTTAATTCTTTTTGTAAATCCTCAACTTGAGATTTTAATCTATCTTCTGAAGCTATTTGTCTTTTCAACAAAAACCATAGAGCAGCTCCTAAACCTAATGTAATAACACCCAAAGCCCCATATTGGGTAAGGGTTTCAAATATTCCGAAAGATGGTACTGGTGAAGCTTGTAATAAAATCATTTGTTCTTATCCATTTCATCTAATTTTCTCTGCAATCTGTCTTTTTCATCTAAATGTCTTTTGATGAATATCCAACATACTGCTCCTAAAGCTAAAGCTGCTAATCCTAAGGCACCGTAATTGGCTAATTGCTCAAAAATTCCGAAACTAGGAACATTGTTTGTTACTGCTGTCGAAATGCTGTCTGCTACTGTTGTTGTTAAAGTATCCATAATGTTTTTGTTTTGTTTATTAGTAAATATTATAAAAAATTTTTACTTTTATCTATGAAAATTATAGTAATATGAAAAAAGCTAAATTTGAATATCTAAAAGAAGACGGATCAAAATCAGAAAGACTTATTATTAATCCGTCATTTTTAAAAGAAAGTTTTAATTCTTACAAAGACTTTAATAAAAATGATGTAAAATACCTTTCTGGTTATGAGATTAATCCAGAGGGTTTATCTCAAGAACAACTTCTTGCTTATGAAAACTGCATAAAAGAGTATTATTCTGACATTTTTATGACTTTAAATGAATTTTTGGAGTCAAAAGGATTGAATCCGAAAAATGTAAACATGAAATCTTTCAAAAAAGAAGGTATAAAAAATCTTAATATAATAGAATAATTTTCTTGCTATTTATTATTAAATAAGATAATATAATGGCAAAAATTGATATCAGATCCTTAATTAAAGAAGAAGTTAGGAAAATTATGTCTGAAATGCCCGGAGACGGATATATTCAGGAAAGGCCCCTGACACCTGCCGAAGAAGAAAAGAAAGAAGAATTGGTAAAAGCTCTTAAGTCTAAGTATGGAAAAACTCCAAAAACTTACGCTATAGCTACAGCCCAAGCAAAGAAATTAGCCGAAGATCAAGATGAGAATTTTGATATGGAAGATATGGATTCATATGATAGTAAAATAATCTCTCCAAGAGATGGAATAAATGCTTCTGATAAATTTTTAGCAATTGTTTTCAAAAATAGTGAGGTAGACGATAATAAATATTTTGACACAGAAGATGAAGCAAAAACTTGGTGTGATGATTGTTGTGCTAAAGGGGCTAATATGGAAGAGAGAATGTTAGCATTTCCTGACAAAACAAGAACTCCGGGAAGAAATAAAGAAAATTTACCATATCATTCACCTGTGTCAAAAACATTAGATGAAGTTGATGAAGATTTAGAAGAAGAATTAGAATTTTCAGATAAATACGATGAAGATCCTGCCCTTAAAGGTAAACAATCAGAACTTCCAGATGAATTGCAAAAAGCTATAATTAATAAAAAAAATAAAAAAGAGATAGACGAAGAAAGAATGTTACCCCACCCTTCAATAAGAGTTTCTGGAACACGTCGTCATCATATATTACCAAATCACGCACCTGTAACAACATCACCTTCTAAAGGTAAAAAATAATTGTTCATAGTTTTAGTTGATTTTTAGTTGTTAGATTGAGCCCACTCCTTAAAAAAGAGTGGGTTTTTTTAAAAAGAAAATATGTCAAAATCCAAAATAAACTGGTTGTTAAAACAGGAGAAAAAAAAATTAAAGATTCCAAAAACTCCAACTCAGAAAAAAAACTATGTGGAGAAACAAGCAAAAAAAATGTATTGGAACCCCACTGGTCCCGAAATTCGTTTAGGTGAGATATTGAATGAAATGGATATATATCATTTCAGTCAAAAAATTATAAAAGATAAAATATTTGATTATTTTGTACCTAAAGCTAATCTTTTAATAGAAGTTGATGGTGATTATTGGCATGGGTTTGGAAAAGAATATTCTGAACTAAATGAAATACAAAAAAGATCTAAAAGAAACGACAAAGATAAAGATATAATAGCTAAAGGTTTGGGCTATGAAATTTTGAGATTTTGGGAACATGATATTTATGATAATCCCGATTTTATAAAATCAGAAATTTTAAAAAAAATAAATTAATAATTTACATTTTTCGTTTATTATTTAATTTTTATCATATATTTTTTTTGAAATATAGTTATAAACAAAAATAAATTATGAGCGAACAAGATAACGTCATTAACCTTGGTCAGAAAAGACCTGTTGATCAAGAAAAAGTAAATGTTGCTGCTGCTGCAATGAACAATGCAGAAATTCCAGAATACATGTTAAATCAAATTGTAGATGATGAATTTCCAGTAATAACAGACACAGTGCAATTACCATCAAAAGGTGTTTTCTACAGAAATAAACAATCTGTAGTAAAAATTAAACATTTGACAGCTGAGGATGAAAATATTCTTACCTCTCCTGATCTAATTAGAAACGGAAAAGTATTAGATGTTCTTTTAGATAATGCAATTATTGATAATTCATTGAATGCTGATGATATGGTTGTTGGCGATAGAAATGCAGTATTGATGTATTTGAGAAAAGAAGGTTATGGTGATGATTATGAAGTAAAAATCAACTGTCCTGATTGTAGTGAAGATTTTTCTACAATCGTAAAAATTTCTGAAATAGAACCAAAACCATTAGAGTCTATGCCAGATAGTAATGGAGAATTTTTTGTTGATCTTCCCAAATCTAAATGGAAAGTAAAATTCAGATTATTGAATGGTAAAGATGAAAATTATCTTTCTCAACTTTCTGGAAAAAACAAGAAGGGTAAAAAGGGAGTTGTATATTCCAACCTCTTAACTGAAAGATTTTTATTACAGATTATGGAAGTAAATGGAAATAGAGATAAACTTCAAATTAAAAAAGCAATTTCAAATATGCCTGCTATCGATAGTTTATTTTTGAGAGAGTATGTAGCTGAAGTTGAACCGGGGTTGAAACTCGAAACAAATTACACATGTACAAATTGTAGTCATAATTTTGATGGTGATATTCCTATTACACCAAAATTATTCTGGCCTAATGCCAAAATTTAATTATTAAAAAAAACTATGTGAATTTTAACTTTATACAAAACATAGATGTCCCATTCGACGCAATTACCTTGCCTAGTATGGGACTTTTTTATTCTTCAAAAACCTCGGTGTTGTATGTAAAATATATAACCGCAAGGGAAGAGAATGTATTGACCCAACCTTCCTTAATGGAAAATGGATATGGTTTAGATTTAGTTTTAAATTCTGTAATTATAAATAAGGAATTTGATATAAATGATTTATTGGTTGGTGACAAACAATCAATTTTACTATATTTAAGATCTACATCTTATGGTGATAATTTTCCGATAATTACAGAATGTCCAAGTTGCAAAATTACTGGTGAAACTAAATTTGAATTATCAAGTTTAGGAGCAAAGGAAATAACAGAAAAGCCCGATGAAGATGGTTTATTTACTTTTGAAATGCCTAAAATGAAATTAAATGGCGAAAAAGTAATAATCAAATTTGAACCTTTGAGAGTAAAACATGAAAAAAGCATAAATGTCTCGATAGAAAAAGAGAAAAAAGATAATAAAAAATATAATTCAAGTGTTACCTTAAAATTTCAAAATCAAATACACAGTATAAATGGAATTACTGATAAGATATATATATCGAAAATTATAAAGAAATTTCCTATTAGAGATTCAACTGATTTGAGAGAGTATATGGAAATGGTTGAGCCGGGAATTGATAGTAATATACCAATAAAATGCAATAATTGTAACGAAGAGTATTCTACTTATTTATACATAAATGATACAATTTTTACACTTGATCCTTCTTATAAATCAAACTTGTGGGAGGAAGTTTTTTTAATTTGGTACTATGGGAAAGGTGTAAATAGAGAAGATATTTACAACATGTCTACGGTTGAGAGAAGGTGGTCATTACAAAGAATTTCAGAAGAAATTGAAAAAAGAAATCAAGCAGAACAATCTGCAGCTGACAAAGCTAGAAGAAGTTAATTAAATATTGTTTTTTGATATAAAATTGTTTATTTTTATAAAAATATATTAAAAAATGGAAAAAATAGATTTCAATAAAGAAACCTTAATTAAACTTTGGGAGGTTTCGGTTCAAAATATGAACCCGGATGTATCTCATGATGTATCTGAGACACCATTAATTAGTTCTTACAGCATTCAATTACCATCTTTTTTAGCAGAGCCAATTCTATGTAATATCCAAATATTCAAATTGCAAGGAGAAAAACCTAAAATAAGTATTATTGTAGGAAATTATATTGAATTTGCATCTTATGAAATCACAGATGATGAATTTATTGAATTAAGTCAAAATTTTAGTGAAAAAAATGATATTATTGAATTAGAAATTCGAAATAATTTAATCCAAAAAGCTGAGAAAAATTTGGAAATATTAGTAAAAAGTATTTAATTTGTTAAACATAAAAATCATAAAAAAATGAACTCAAGAGAACAATTGATGCAGCTCGTAGAGCAATTCAACACAGAAATGACTTCCTTTGAAGATAAGGGTAAAAAAGTTGCTGGACGTAGAGCGAGAAAAGTATTACAAGAAATTGGAAAATTTGTTAAAGACACAAGAAAAGAAATTTCTGACAATATGAAGGCTGAAAAGCCAGAATAAAAAAAGGCTTCTGAGACTGCAAAAAAAAGGCTAGATTTCGATCTAGTCTTTTTTTTTATTTATATTTATTTTAGTAAAATACCATGAAAGATCCAATTAATTCACATAGAGATCATGATAAAAGAATGGATGAGATATTTGGCAAAATAGCTAAATTCTTTTCCTCATCCAATGATGGTAATGATTATCAAGCTCGTGTTTCAAGGACAGGTAAACCTATCAACTTATCATCAAGTGAAAAAAAACAAATACAAACACAAAGGGATCTTTCTTATCAAGCAAATATTGAAAAATATAAGGCTGGTTATTTATTGAATCCAGATACTTGTGGAAAGGATTATGCCCCCGTTCAAAAAAAGGATAAACAGGATAGCAAACAGAAAAAAACCTCTTATAGAAAACCAAGAATTCAAATAATTCCTAATGGAGGAATTATGATTGATCAGGATAAAATAATTAAAAATTATTCTGAACTCTATATTGAAAATACTGTAAATGGTGTTGGAATGGGAGCTTACAGAAAAATAAATGTTAGAGATTTTGTATGTTATGATTTAGAGGAAGATGTTTATGGCATTTCATGGCTTTTGGATTCTTCTGCTTCTTATGTGGCAGAAAAAATATCCGGTAAATTACAGGCAAATAAATCCAGACAATCTATAAATTTTGATGGTAATTGGATAACGGGAAAATTTCAAGGAAAAATATCAGGTTCACAAGCACTTAACAGACTTAAACCATTACCATCTAAATCAGAAATATCTGATAAATTTCTCAAATTGCAGGATTTAATAAAAGAAACTAAAAATAATTTCGATTTAAAATTAAGTTTGGAAGATTTTAATCAAATGAATAGAATAGTTAGAGAATCTGAAAATGAAAAATTAAAGAATCTTTTTACTGATATACTTAAAATAAAAAATTATTTATTGAATTTTCAAGTTAATAGGGGAATGGGAAGTTCTTCTTATATAACATCTAATGAAATTTATAGAATTAAATCTCAAATAGATAATAACGAGAATGTGGATGAAATAATGTCTGACATCCAAGAATTGACCAAAGAGTTTAAAATAATTAACTCTAAAATAAATAACTTTTGGGAGGCATATAAAAACGCTATTTCTGGGAATAAAAATGAGCCAGAGAAAGAAAAACTACCCAAATTTAAGAAAAAACGCTGAAAATCAGCTTTTTACACCTTGTAACTTTTTTTATATTTTTACGTTTAAATTAAAAAAAAGTCATGGGAAACGCAATAGCATCAATATTCATTTGGGCTTGGTCTAATTTCATAGGTTGGCCAAGAGAAGAAAGCAGAGGTGTAGGATTTATTAGAATGTGTCTTTATTCCTATATTCTATTTAAATATCAATCTTATTTCTTGGGAGAAGAAGATTTGCCATTATTTCTTGGATTGTTCTGTTTGGTACAATTTATAATTGGAATATTACAGTTCGGTGGAGCACACTCTATAAATGGACCTCTGGATTTTGAATTGAATCGTCAAATTAGAGAAGGTATCGACGACGGCTCAATAAAAGTAATCAACACAAGAGATGATTCTTTCGAAAAACAATATCCGGGACTGACTTGGTGGTTCAGAGTTCGTGATCAACATATGAGAACATTATCAAATACGGAAAAGGCTAAATTCTTTGCACAAACTGGAGGTTTGACAGAGGGTTCTGTAAGGGAACTATCTAAATATCCAAACACTAAAAGAGCAATTGAAAGATTAGATTACGAATGTAAAAAACCTGCAAAAGAATTAATCGATTTTATGCGTGGAGCTAAAATAAAATAATAATTATTTTTTTAAGTAGGAAACCTCTAGTAACAACTAGAGGTTTTTTTATTTTATAATATTTTTCACACCCCTTATTCAAGGGGTTTTTTTATTCATTAATATTTATTTTGAGCTATATTTATTTTCAATGGACGCTAATCAAGTCAAACAATTAATTAAAGAATTAAAAGCTGCTGGTACATTAACAGAAGAACAAGCAAAGCTTTTGAGAAGTCTTGAACGTGAGCAAAGAAAAGTTCAAAAAAGTACAAGAGACACTCAAGCTTCCATGGAGGATTTCAACAGAGGTTTGGATGAAGTTGGAGAAGCCTTTGGTCTGCGTTTAAGTCAGGCATTTGATACAATTGAAGTAGAAGTCGAGCAAGCGAAAAGAGATATTGCTACGATGTTTGATGATCTTGAAGCTACAGCTCCAGAAATTGCTGCTAGTATTGGCGAAGAATTCAATTCAGCTTTTAGAAATGCTTTACCAGATCCGAAAGATATACAAGCTCAAATAAATTTAAATTCATTAATAAGTGATTTTAAAGCATCATTCCCAGAAATGGGTAATGAAATGCAAAAAGCTTTCAAGACTGGAGATATTGCAACTTTCTATAAGAAATTTGGAGACGAAGGGATGAAGAGGCTCCGTGATTTTCTAGGAGATAAAAAAGGATTTCAGGGAATGAAAGATTATTTCAAACCCGGAGGAGATGGAGATAAAGGAACAAATAGATTTAGGCAACAATTAGAATCCTTTGAACCGGCAGCACAAAAAACAACTAAAGTTATAATGAATTGGAACAATTTGTTCAGACAAATTGGTGACAATATTTTAAATTATATTGGGTTTGGTAAGATAATTCAAAATCTTATGGATTTTGATAAAAAATTATCTAATATAAAAAGAGAGTTCCAGATTCCAACTGCTGGTTTTTCTAAAGCATCAAGTTCAATGTCTGAACTTGTAAAGTATGGGGCCCAATTCGGTTTAGACAATGAAAAAGCTTTTACATTAGTAAAAAATATTGGTGAATACGCTAAATCAACAAACGTTCAAAATTTAGCTGCTACTGCAAAACAAGTTGCTGCAGTGTCAGACGCAACTGGTATAGCATTAGAAAATGTCGGTCAATTGACTGGTCAAATGATGTTTTATGGGGCTAATGCTGAAAAAGCAAGAAAAGCTTTTGTAGATATTTCTAAAGCATCAACAAGGTTTGGAGTTAATGTAACGGCTGTAGCTAAAAAATTCCAAGATGTTTTTCCAAGATTTGCTAGAATGGGATTCAAAGCTGGTGAAGAATCACTTGCTAGAATGGCAGCAAAAGCCGAAAAAATGGGCACTGATATTAATAAATTATTAGATGCTTCAGATAAATTTTTAGATATCAATGCAGCTCTTGAAGCATCAGCTGATTTGAGTTTGCTTGGTGGTGCTGCAGCACAGGTTTCATTTATGGATTTAATGAAAGCTGCTCAAGATGGTCCAGAAGCTATGGATAAGCTTATGACCCAAATGACTTCCGATATTGGAAAGTTAAATAAGGATGGTAAGTTGCAACTGTCTATGATCGATAGACAGAAAATTCAAAAAATTGCTGAAGCATCAGGAGAAGATGTAGAATCTGTAACAAATAGAATAAATTCAAGATTATCAGATGCTGCGAAAAAAGCGGCAATTCCACCCGGTGTGTTTAATGCATTGAGTGATGACGAAAAAGATTTTTTACTTTCTAAAGCTGTGAAACAAGGTGGCAAGTGGAAATTTGAAGGGTTGGAGGGAATGCAAGATCTAAAAAATGTTTCTAAGGGAAGTATTCAAGCAATGATGAATAAATCAAAATCAGATGCTGAAAATATGGAGAAAGCTGCGAAGAGCAGACAAGCCTTAGAAGAAAAATTAAATAATTTAGCTAACGAGGTATTAGCCACATTCACAATGTTTCAACCTTATTTAGAAATGTTGAAACATGCCCTTGATAAATTGAGAGCAATTTTCGTTAGAGTGGGCAATGTTATTGATAAAGTATTTGGAGCTGAAACTGGTAAATGGGTTAAAGCAATGGCTTTGTTAGGTGGTATCCTTATGTTAACGTTTGGGCCTTCAGCAATGGCAAAATTTGCAGGTATTTTATTTAGAGGAATTACTTCACCTCTAAAAATGTTGTCTGGTTTAGGATCACAAATAAAATCTGCCTTTGCTGGTGTTGGTGGTGGTGCAAGTAAAAAAGCTACAGAAACATTAGCAAGTAAGGTAACTACACAAACCCCAGACATCGGCGGAAAAATGAAAGGAATGAAAACGCCTCCAACAATGTTGCAACAGTTTTCAAAAATAAATCCTGCTCAAATTTTATCTTTAGCTGCAGCTTTTGTTGCCTTGGGAATCGCAATGCTATTAATTGGGAAAGGAATTCAATTTGCTGCAACAGGTTTCGCAACTTTAGTTAATTCATTCAATAATGCTAAAAATGCAGGAGCAGCATTAGGTGCAATTGCAATAGTTATGGGTGGTTTTGTTGCTATGGTTTATATTCTTGCTACTGCAAGTTCTATTGCTGCAATACCGTTGTTAGCTCTAGGTGCTGCTATGTTAATGCTTGGAGCTTCAGTTTATTTAGCAGCAAAAGGATTTTCTATATTGGTTCCAGCTATTATATCTATGGGTAAAAATATAGGAGCCACTTTTAAAGGTGCAGCTGGGTTAATTGCTTTAGCAGCAGCTTTAGTTATAATTTCTCCTGCATTATTAATTTTTGGAGCTGCAGGTTTAATTGCTGCTCCGGCAATGATTGCATTTGGATATTTTCTACGTGGATTAGGTGCAGCAAAAGGTGTGAATCCAAAAATTATTTCTCAGATAGGAGATTCAATGGGCTCTATTGCTTGGGGACTTACTAAACTTGGTTTGGTAGCTGGTCCTGCTGCACTGGCAATGGTTTCAGCTGGTGCTTTGATGGTTGTTGCCGTAGCATTAAAAAATATTTCTGCTGTTGATGTGAAAAAAGTAAGTCAATTTGGTCAAAGTCTTGCTTTAATATCAATGTCAATGATAAAAGGGTTAGTTAAATTGGCTTTGGTTTCACCATTTGCAGTATTAGCTATGGCTTCTGCTGTAAGTATAAATATAATTTCACAAGCATTATCAAGAATTAAAATAATTGATCTCGCAAAAATGCAAAACTTTGGTGACAGTATGGGCAAGGTTGGTTCTGCTATGATCAAAGGGTTGATAAAATTAGGCTTAGTAAGTCCTTTCACTGTTCTAGCAATTGTTTCAGCTGGAGCAATTAATTTAATAAGTAGAATGTTAGCAGATGTAAAAATTGTTGACCTTAAAAAAATGCAAGCATTTGGTCAATCATTGGCAGCAGTTTCTGCATCTTTTATTTTTGGACTTATAAAGTTAGGTTTGGTTAGTCCATTTGTTGTTTTAGGCGTTGTATCAGCAGCTGGAATAAATTTAATTTCTAGATTATTAAATAATGTACCAGTATTAAACCCAAAAAACTTGGGAATGACAGCTTCAACGATGGCTTCTACTTCCGGTAAGTTTGCAAAAGCAATGTTAAAATTAGGATTAGTTTCAGTTCTTACTCCTTTAGCGTTACTAGCAACATTGGGAATTTTAGGTGTAACAAAAATGTTAAAAGCTGTGCCTACACTTAATGCAAAAACATTAACTACAACTGCAGGAACAGTTTCTAAAGTTGTTTGGCCATTTACAAAAGCATTTTTAAAATTACAACCATTAGCAGCATTTACTCCATTAGCTTTAGTAGCTGCTGCGGGTATTTTAGGAGTAACAAAAATGTTGAAGGCAGTTCCAATGTTGAATCCTGCATTTTTGATAGTCACATCTTCAGTATTATCAAAAATTGCTTGGCCTTTTACAAAAAGCTTAATCAAGCTCGGAGCACTTTCCGTTTTTACTCCATTTGCAATATTAGCAGCGTTTGGAATATTGACAGTAACTAAAACACTTGCTAAAGTCACACCTTTAAATGCTGCAATTTTAATAACAACCGCTTCAATACTAAATACCGTATCTGGTAAATTTGGAAAAAGTTTATTTAAATTAGGGTTATTAGGAGTGTTTGCAATACCTGCAATTTATGCTGCTAGATCTTTGGTTAGTATAACTAGTTCTTTATCTAAAATTACTCCATTGAACATGGCAATTTTGATAAATACAGCTAATGCTTTGAGTTTATCTTCTTCTGCATTTTCAAAAGGATTAAAAAAATTAGGATTCATTGGTTTCTTAGCAATACCCGCTATGATTGCAGCTAAATCTATTTCAATAATAACTAAATTTCTTGCTAATGTTACTCCTCTAGATCCAGTAAAGTTGGTGATGACTGGAGTTGCAATTTCTCTTTCGGCTCAAGCATTTTCGAAAGGTATGAAAAAATTAGGATTTATAGGATTTTTTGCTGTACCAGCATTGATAGCTGCTAAATCTATTTTATTAATTACAAATATTTTATCTAGAGTCCCAGTATTAAATCCCGGAATTTTAATTACAAACGCTATAACTCTTTCTATAATTTCTACACCATTATCAATGGGACTCAAAAAAATAGCATTATTAAGTCCCGTTGCTGCATTATCATCAATATCTTCAATTTTTATTCTAAAAACTGTTAGACTATTAAATCAAATACCACTTTTGAGTCCAGTAAAATTATTGACAACTGCGTTAACGTTATCAGCAATGTCTACTCCCTTGGCCAAAGGTTTATTCAAAATATCTTTACTGACATCAGTAGCAATGTTAGCCTCAATGTCATCATTGTTTATTTTAAAAGCTACTAAATATCTTGCAGGAATTCCAATGTTGAATCCAATAAAATTAATTACTACTGCAGTTACTTTGGCTACGATGTCTGGACCTCTGTCTAATGGATTAAAGAAAATTGGATTAACAGCACCATTTGCAAAACTTGCATCCAACGCTGCTCTTAATATTTTTAAAACAGCAACATTTTTGAGAGGTGTACCATTTTTATCCCCAACAAGATTTTTGACTCTTGCATATATTTTATCAAATACTTCCGAACCAATTGCTAAAGGTCTATCTAAATTAAGTAATGCAGCATCTGTTGCAAATAAAGCTGCACAAGCAGCTTCCGGTCTAAGAAGAGTAACATTTATATTATTAATGACACTTCCGATAAATGCGGGAAAATTATTGAACATAGCTAGTGTGATGACTTCGACCATGGGACCAATATCAAAAGGTCTACTAAAATTATCAGCAGCTGGATTTCTTGCAAATAGAGCTGTAAAAGCTGCTAATAGTTTATTGAAAATCACAAAAACACTATCAAATTTACCTGTAGTAAGTCAAAGTGCATTAAAACAATTAGCAACAACTTTAAGTAGTACTGCTTGGAAATTGACTAAAGGTTTAGGGAAATTTGCTGGTATTACAACTGTAATTGGTCCTGCAGTAGTTGTTGCCAAAGGTATCAACAGTATTTCCAGAAATTTATCATCTATGCCTGCGATAAACGCTTCGAGTTTGATAAATTTAGCCTCTACTTTATCTAAAACTTCTGGAAAACTTTTTTGGGGTTTAACAAAGTTTGCAGCTTCATCAGTTCCAATTTTACCAGCAATTGCAGTAGCCGAAGGAGTTAAATTTATTACAAAGCAACTTTCTCAGGTTGTTCCAATAGATACAAAAAAATTAAGCAACATAGCATTTTCATTAGCATTTATTTCTCCAGTTTTGACTGCGGGTTTTAAAACATTTGCTAAAATGGGTTCTAGTGTCATCGGTGCTATTTTTGCAGCAAAAGGCATAGTATCAGTAACAAATAGTTTAAAAAATGCCCTACATATTAATTCTAAAAAATTAATCAATATAGGTGATACTTTATATTATGCTTCTCCTAATTTGAGCAGAGGGTTCATAACTTTCAGTAGAGCTGGTTATTATGCTGGACTTGCAATTGTTGCTGCAAAGTCTTTGGTATTTATTACAAGATTATTAAGAGGAACAGTTCCTCTTAATTTTGCTAAAATGTTCAATATAGGCTTTGTATTAGCAACAACATCTTCTTCAATTGTAGTTGGAATTAAAAAACTCAGCTCCGGTATGCCATTTGTAATACCTGCTATATCAGCTGCAAGAGGTTTAGTTCCAATAAGTAAATTTTTAAGTCAAGTTGTTTTTGTTCCATTAAAAAATATGCAGCAATTGGGAACAGTTTTAAATAATACCTCCGGTGCTATAGTAAAAGGTCTAGTTAAATTTTTAGGAATAAGAGCACTTGTTAGTCCAGCGATTACATCTGCAAACAGATTAGTTCAACTTAGTAAGATTATAAATCAAATTCAACCTATTGTTGCAAAAAATCTAAATAAATTAGCTAGTGTTACAAGTTCTACAAGTTGGAAATTAGGTAAAGCACTATTTAAATTTGCAGGAATTAGAGCAGTTACAACACCAGCAATATCTGCTGCTAGAGGTTTAGTAACTCTTACACAAGTAATAAATCAAATACAGACAATTTTTAATAAAAATTTATTACAATTGTCAACAGTTCTAGGTTTTAGAAGTATTCCTTTGTTAAAAGCAATAGTCAAATTTTCATCAATTACACCTTTTGTTGCACCCGCAATTTTGACTGCAAAAGGCCTTGTAAGTTTAACAAAAAATATAAATCAAATACAAACAATATTTTTCAAAAATTTATTAAGTTTAGGTACAGTTCTTACTGCAACATCTGGTAGATTGATAAAAGGTTTGATCAAATTTTCTGCAGTTGCATTTTTTACAGGTCCGGCAATTGTAAGTGCTATAGGGGTTAGAAAATTAAGCAGAATTTTATTAGGTATAGTTACTCTATCTCCTGTACCATTGATTACACTTGCTAGTCTATTAAGTGCTACAGCGAGTACTATGATTTCTGGATTGGTTAGATGGTCTATGATGATACCATTTATTATTCCAGCAATTTTCTCAGTTCTCGGAGTCACAAGAATATTCAGATCGTTAGCATCAATAGCTAATTTAAAAATTGATGGTATTTTAGCTCAAGTTCCTATAATTAATTCTTTAATTGCACCAATTATGAGGTTTTCTATGATAGGAATAGTAGCACCTCAATTAATTGCTGCAGGATTTGCATTAATGATTTTAGGAAAGAGTTTAAAATCAGCTACAAGTGGATTTACATCTTTTTCATTAGTTCCTTGGCCTTTATTCGCAAGTGCCCTTCCAACTATTAGTGGATTAACATCTACGTTAATATCATTTGGAACCAGAGGTTTGACTGCTTCTTCAGGTATAATTTCAATGGCATCTAGCTTGAATGTATTAGGAAGATCTCTAAATAATGTTTCTTCAAGCTTTGGAATTTCAACCAAATCTATGGCTGATTACAACAAAGAAAAAGATAGACTAAAAACTGTAGCTACTGCTCCAAAACCGGGGGGTAATAATGAAATAAGTTTAATACAGAGAGCAAAAGCAGCTGCAGCCTTAGGAACAGATTTAACAACCACAAGAAGAGAGGGTGCAGTAGCAGGAGGTAGAGAGACTGCTGGAACACAAGTTGTTCAGATAAAACCTATACAAATAGACTTGAAATTGAACGGAAGACAGTTGCAGCAGATAATTGTCGAGGCTAATTATAATAGAACTTAAAATATTTATTTATTGAGTTTTTTTTTATAGTTTATATTTATTGATAAACTATAATTGATGATTGAGAATTTTCCTTTTGAGTCTGAAGAAGAATATAGACAAAGGGTCAAATTTGAGGAGTTTTTTGGTAATTATACAGATTCAGTAAGGCAAATACTGATAAGTAAAAATGTACCTAATCCCAAGAATTTATACGACGCTTACAAGATAAGAAAGGATAATCTTGCAAGAAATCAAACTATTTCGGCCAATTTAGATGAAAATTCTCAATATTTAAGGTCTGTTTTACTATCAAAAAATGTTGATAATATAATTGATCCAGATAAAATTTCTAAAGAAATTAGAGAAACCCTTATTTCAAAAAATATATTATTAAATACTGATAAAGATCTAGAAGAATTATCTGAAAAGACCAGATTATCACTTTTAGCTAAAAATGAATCTCAGCTTTATGGTAAATTAGATAGAACCGGAGCAGCTGCAAGAAGGAATTTGCTACCAAAAAATGAAATTGTCAATCCAGATAGCATAGAAAGATATGCTAATGTTACAAGATTTAATTTATTAAGTAGAAATTTGACTGATATTGCTGATGTTGAAAAGGCGGCAGAAAATTATCGAAATGCTCTGTTAAATAAAAATAATTACGAAGGAACTAATCAGATATTAGATTCTAGTTCAGAAGTTCAAAGAAATAATTTATTAGCAAAAAATAGTAATTTCAACTCTTTTGATATTGATAAGTCATCCGAAGAAATTAGAAGTAGTCTGCTTTCAAAAAATCAAATTATTGATAATGTAAAAAATAATGATTTCTCAGTAGTAAGGCAATTTCTTCTAGCAAAAAATAATTTTGAAGAAATAAATCTTGATCTTCTTGCTTCAGAAATAAGAAATAATACTCTAAATAAAAATTATTATGATGAAAGTATAGATAATAGTAATGATTATAATAATTACAGACTTTCATTACTTAGTAAAAATGAAAATAAAGTTACAGATTTAGATGAACTATCTAAAGAAAATAGAGATTATCAGCTTAAATTCAATCAAATTTCAAAAAACGTTTCGAATGAATTAGCCGATCAGGAAGAGATAAGAAAAAATTTATTAGCAAAAAATCAAACCAACCCTAAGGATCTAGATCAGGAATCAGAAACCTTAAGAAATAAATTAATTTCCAAGAATTTATCTAATTTAATAAACATTGATTTGTTATCTATAAATCAAAGATCAAATTTATTAAAGAGAAATGACTATACAGAAGCAAATGGTGAATTAGATAATATTTCTGCAATAATAAGAAATAGCACTCTGGCTAAAAATGAAAATTCCGAACGAAACATTTTAGAAGAAACTGCTATTAAAGAAAGACTCAGAATTTTGAGTAAAAATCTTAAGAATGTTTTTGATATAGAAGGATTGGCTAGTGAAATTAGGAACAATCTTCTTTCAAAAAACACTTTTGAGGGAGGTGTAAACAACTTACTTGACGAATCTTCAATAATTCAAAGATTAAACTTATTAGCTAAAAACGAAAATTTAAATAGAGAGGATTTAGAATTAATTGCTAATAGAATTAGAACTACTCTTGTAGCAAAAAATCAAGTTATAGATTCTGCAGATAAAAATTTTGATAATACAAGAAAATCATTATTAGCAAGAAATCAAAATGATTTAATTGATCTTGATAGTATCGCTGAAGATTTTAGAAATGCGTCGTTAAATAAAAACCAAATTGATGCATTTTCTATAGATGAAGTATCTGAAAAGATAAGGACATCTCTAATAAATAAAAATAATATAAAATTATTTGATTTAGATAAACTTGCTGAAAATAATAGGAATGCTCTTCTTAGTAAAAATGAAATTATTTCGGATAATGATGTTAATAGTGATCTAATAAGATCAAGTTTATTAAGTAAAAATCAAACTAAAACTGTTGATCTTGATGAAGAAGCCATATCTAGTAGAAATAGGCTTATTTCAAAAAATGTAAGTAATTTAATTGGAATAGATGATTTATCAATAAATCAAAGATTTAATTTATTGAGTAAGAATCAAAATAAAGAAATTGATTTAGATAAATTAGGAGAAATACAAAGAAATAATATTTTAAAATATAATCAATTTGTAGATATTGTATCTAATTTTGAAGAGGTTGAAATATTAAGAAAAAATTTACTTGCAAGAAATCAAAATCAATTAATAGATCTTGATGAACAAGCAAAAATCCAGAGATTAAATCTTTTAAATACAAATCAGAATTTAAATTCTATAAATTTAGAAAGTGAAGTAGAAAACTATAGAAAAGAATTACTAGCCAAAAATCAATCAGTATATAAAGATATTGATGAGGAAGCAATACCTCTTAGAAATAGTCTAATTGCTAAAAACGTAAGTAATTTAATTAACATAGATATTTTATCTATAAATCAGAGATCTAATTTATTAAGTAAAAATTATTATACTGAAGCAAACGGTGAATTAGATGAATTATCCAGTAAAATAAGATTGCCATTACTCTCTAAAAATCAGAATTTCGGAGATATTAGTCTCGATGAAGTTGCATCACCAGAAAGAATAAGACTTATCACTAGAAATCTTAAAAAATTAATTGATTTAGATTTAGCAGCTATTCCTTATCGTGAACAATTATTGGGTAAAAATAATTATGACGATACTTTTAATAGAATTCTTGAGGAAATTGCTTTAAATCCGAGAAAAAATCTTTTAGCTAAAAATAAAGAAGATTTTTCGGAAGAACTGGAAACAATTGCTAGAATAACCAGAACTAATCTTCTAACTAAAAATTATGATATCAATAAAATAATTGATACTACATTAGACACTAATGCTTTAGAGATTAGAAGAAATTTATTAGCTAAGAACGATGTAGTAGAAGCTAATTTAGATTTAATTTCATTAAAAGCAAGAACCAATTCTCTTTCAAAAAACATATCATATGCAAGTTTAGATCTAGACCTTTATGCTTCACAATTCAGAGAAGAATTAAAAAGTAAAAATGTACCTTCTTTAAATGATTTAGATAAACTTGCAAATTTATATAGACAAAACCTTTTAAAATCTAATGATCCCGGATATACATCTGTGGGTACGGATGAATTGATAGAGATTACAAGAACTAATCTATTAAGTAAAAACAAAGGTAAAATAATAGATATTGAATTTGAAGCACTGACTGTCAGAAATAGATTAATTTCTAAAAACATCGATGCTTTAATTGATATTGAAAAAATATCAAATGTTCAAAGAGAAAACCTTATCAGTAAAAACAAATATACTGAAGCAAATGGTTTACTTGATGAACAAGCTGGTGTCATTAGAAATTCTCTTCTTAATAAAAATGTAGAAGAACTATTCAATCTAGATGCCTTAGCATTAGATATTAGAAGAAATTTAGTTAGTAAAAATCAAATAACATATTTTGATTTAGATGCTGAAGCAAAAGATATTAGAAATAAATTACTTGCATCTAATTCTGATACCCCTATAGATTTGGATAAGTTAGGATTACAAATCAGAACTTTAACATTAAGTAAAAACGAAAGTAAAAGTATCGATCTTGATAAAATTTCAGCTCAAGAAAGAGATGATTTATTATCAAAAAATGTTGAAACAAGAATAAATTTAGATTTAATTTCTGAACAATACAGAAAATTGCTTTTAAGTAGTAATGTATTTAAATTATTTGATTTAGATGCAGAGGCTACAGAAATCAGAAATAGATTAATATCAAAAAATTTAGATAAACTTTTTGATCTGGATGAGCTGGCAACTATTAATAGAACATCTTTATTGAAGTTCAATGAAATTTTACCAGTCGACCTAGAAAAGGATACAAATAAATTAAGAAATAAATTATTAGCTTTTAATAAAGCTCAATTTATAGATTTAGATACTTTGGCTATACGTCAAAGAGAAGATCTAATTCAAAAAAATCAAATAAAAGAATTTGATTTAGATGCTTTAGCTCTATCGATAAGAAACACATTACTTACAAGAAATGTTTATGAAATAATAAACCTAGATAATTTAGCTTCTCAAGAAAGAAGTATACTTTTATCAAAGAACGAAACTAAAGTAATAGATCTAGATAGACTTGCAAATGAAATTAGAAATAATCTAGTTACTAAAAATGTTTATGGTTTAATTGATTTAGATATTTTAGCTAGTTCGGAAAGAAAGAATTTATTAAGTAAAAACGAAATTACATTATTTGATCTTGATGCTAATGCAGAACCTTTAAGAAATAGTTTATTATCATTCAACCAAAATCAATTTATTGATCTTGATACGATTGCTTTACCTATTAGAACTAATACGTTAGCTAAAAATGATACTAAGCAAATTGATTTAGATGCTACTGCAACTGTTCAAAGAAATAACATTTTAAGTAAAAACATAGCATCTAGCATAAATCTAGACGCAGAAGCGGAAATTTTAAGAAAATTATTAACTGAAAAAAATCAACCTCAATTTCCTGATTTAGACAAAGAAGCTGCACCTTACAGAAAAGATTTATTAGCGAAAAATGCAGAAATTGCTATCATAAATTTAGATGCAATAGCTGCTGCAAATCGTTCAGATATTTTACAGAAAAATGTTGAAAATATTATTGATATCGAGAGATTAGCAACACAATCTCGAACAACATTATTAAGTTTCAATCAACCGCAATTTATTGATTTAGATCAGATCTCTGTCGAGCCAAGACAAAATGCACTCAATAGCAATAAAAATATTAAGATAATAAATCTTGATGCAATTGCTGCTGAAAACAGAGATGATATTTTAGCTAAAAATAAAACAATAAGAGTTCAAGATCTTGATCAGGTTGCGGTGCCATTAAGAGCAAATTTATTAGCATTCAATATTCCGGTTTTTGGAAGTTTGGATGCAGTTGCAGAGCCAATAAGAAAACAATATGAGGCAGCGAATTCTAGAATTTTACAAATTGATTTAGATGCAACAGCTCTTCCAATAAGAACATCGTTATTAAATGCTAATGTAGAAAGATTATTTGACCTTGATCAAATAGCAGCCGGAAACAGAAGTGATCAACTCTCTAAAAATTTAGAAACAACCATTGATTTAGATAGCTTAGCTACATCAATAAGATATGGTCTTTTAGCAAATAATACGTCTGATTTGCTAATTGATTTAGATTCTCAAGCACAACAAGAAAGATTATTATTATTAGCTAAAAATGTATCAAATTTATTAGTTGATTTAGATGCAGAAGCACAAGGTTTAAGAACTAATTTATTAGCATTTAATCAACCACAATTTGTTGATTTAGATGCCGAAGCTATTAGTCAAAGAAATAATTTACTTTCAAAAAATCAACCATCAACTATTGATTTAGATACTAATGCTATAAGTTCAAGAAATAATTTATTAGCATTTAATCAACCACAGTTTATTGATCTAGATAGTGTAGCAACACCCATAAGAACTAATATGCTTTCCAGCAATGTTCCAAGTATAATTGATTTGGATTCATTAGCTGCAGTCGAGAGATTAGATTTATTATCATTCAATATACCAACATTAATAGATCTTGATCAAGTTGCTCAATCTGAAAGACAAAATTTATTAGCATTTAATGTTGCTCAATTTATTGACCTTGATACAGTAGCTGCTCCTCAAAGAGCAAATTTATTAGCAAACAATCAAGCTACAATAATTGATATAGAAGGAATCGCTGATCAAGAAAGAAATAATTTATTAGCAAGTAATCAACCTCAATTTGTAAATCTTGATGAAGAAGCTGAACCATACAGATTAAGTTTACTAGCAAAAAATAATCCGGATCCGGATGGAAGTCCCTTGGGCACAAATGTGTTTATTGGAGGGACCAGCGTTTTCTTAGGAGTATCAAATCTTGATATTAACGGAGCAATAATTAGAGCACTTAATAAGCTAAAGAATCAATTTATAGCAACATTAGATAGCCCTGATACTGATTTTCCACATTGGAATTTGTTAGGTCCTGCATTTAATCAAAATTTAAGAGGTAACGGAGATTGGGTTTTCTTTGCTCAGCAAAGACAACTTGAAATGAATGTTATGGGTCTTCAGGGAAGAAGATGGGGTGATATTGGGAATGCATTTTATGTACTGAATGGTCTTTCGCCTACACCATATATACCTAATTATTTTGCCAATATGGTTAAAGGGAGAAAAGAGGCAACAAACTCTGTTCCCATAGAAGTAATAGTAGCAAATAATGGATTGTATCTTTCCAATTCTCCTGAATTAATTCTTAAACCTTTGATTGGTTTAGCAGGAACACCTGCAGATGAATTAGGTACAGATATTTCAATGATGGCACAAACACTTCCAACACAACAATTGGAAGTGGATTTTAGAAAAAGAAAAAGAGGTGTTCACAACATAATAAACACTATTAGAAATGGAGAAAACTCATTATTAAATCAAAACTATTTATCTCAATCAAACAAAGAATTCATTATTGGTTATGATAATTTTGGTGCTCCACTAAGAGCAAAACAAAGATACACTATAGTAAATCCTTATACTGGGCCTGCGTCTACTAAAAATTTAATTTTCTCAATTGAAAACTTGGCTATACCGGATACCGCTAATGATAGAGTTATGTATTTCCCGCCATACATAGAAAAGTTTTCACATAACTCAAAAGCAACTTGGACAGAACATACATTCCTTGGAAGACCTGAGTCATTATATACCTATTCAAAGGGTGACAGATCTGGTACAATTTCTTTTGTTGTTCTCACAGATTATGCTCAAACTGTAGACATGGGAGTTGACTGGGAAAATTTCAGAACATATGTAGAAACATTTGATAAAAACTTTACTGATACTATGGTTTTTGATGAACCAGTAAGCGGATTGGGAACTCAAGATCAAGTAGATGCTGAACTTGCAGCCACAAAACAACAATTAATTAATATTGATGAACAAATTAATGTTGTTACTGCAGAAATTAATCAAACAAATCAAGTAAATCAAGATATTAGTGATTTACAACAGAAAAAAAATGATTTAATTAAACAACAATTATCTCTACAACAAAAAATAGATGATTTAGATAAATCTTTTAGACCAACTACTAATCCATATTCAGAACAAAGAAAAGGTTTTGATAACGTATATAAAAACTTATTAGACACAGCTAGAGTTCCTGATGGACAATACGGTGATGTAGTGAGTATTCTTTCAGATACAACTCAAAGATTGGCTGGAATGAAAAAAGATTTATTATTTCAACCAGCATTCTTTTCGGGATCAAAAGTTGATTTCAGAAACAGAATGAAATTTTTAGAAAAATTGACTAAACCTTCCAAATCATCATCAGAAAAAACAGGATTTAATTTCACTAATCCCCCAGTATGTAAAATGAGATTAGGAGATTGGGTTGATCACTATGTGATTTTTGATAGTGTAGATTATGATTATAAAGAAAATAGTTGGACGTTAGATGGTTTTGGAGAAGAAAATGGTTTGGTAACTGATGGTGTGCAACCTTTAATGGTTTCAGTAACTCTCAGCTTTAAATTGCTTGGTAAATATGGTGCGAGTATCAATCCAAGCTTGGCACCTCCATTGGCAAGTGATGAAACTGGATTCTTTGGAATATTAAATGATACACCTGATCAAGATATAGCAACTGGTGAGGTTAAAAAAGCAGATTCTGACGTAACTCCAAATGCACCAACTACTAACAATATACTAATAACACAAAACCTAGATCAAGCAGCAAATCCTCTACTAACTGAAAATGTTGCATAATATTTATTTTAAAAAAACATAATTTAATTTAGAAAAATGGCTTTCTCAAGATACTCACAACTTGCATTTAACGGAGAAATGAAATCTTTTCCTAAAATATTAATTAGTAAAAGAACAACTGATATATATGTAACTTATAATTCAAATAAGACTAGATTAGATAGGATAGCATCAGAAGCGTATGGTGATGATACTCTTTATTGGATTATATTATTAGCTAATCCAAATTATTATATGGAGTTTGATATTCCGAATGGTGCAGTAATAAGAGTTCCAAATCCATTAAGTGAAGTAATCACAGAATTCAATAATAAAGTATTAGCAAATAGAAATTCATAATATGCCTTTAGTAGTACCAGTTGATAGTGATATTAGACCTCAAGACCTTACTCTAGATTTTTATCTTGAAGCTACACCTATTGGCGGTGGTAAAAAAGATTTTTCAGGTAAAAACACTTATATAATTCAAGCATTTACTGAAAATTTAGGATTTGGAATCACTAGTTTAGATATAGATATAAAACCAAATTTACAACCAGTTGTAAATATTACATTTAAAGATTTATATGGTAACTTGGTTTATAGCAGAGATGAAAGATTCAAATTTGATATTTTATTCCAATTACCATATCCAAAATTTAATTTATACATAAAAGGTTATGTTGGTAAACCAGTAAATTTTTTATTGCAAGTAAAATCTGTTAAGACTACTTATCAATCTTCTGATGGTAGTTATGAAATAAAAGCCGAATTTATTCCTAATGTATTTGGGTTTTTTGGAGATATACCTTATCAATATCTTTTTGCAGTAGCAAAATTGAAAGATAAATTTGGAGAGAATACTGAAGGTTCTGAAGGAAATTCTTCTATCATAGAGATAGCAAAAAATGGAATTGAAATAAAACAAAAAATACAGCAAGTAGAAGATAAATACAAATTACAAAGAGATACTTTGACTATTTTAGCTGGAGACCCAACTTCAATAGCAACTAGTTATAATCAGGGGACACTTAAATTTGATTCAATAAGTCCTGACGAGTCTTTGACTTCTGCTGGATTTACTGGTGTCACATTTAATATTAACACAAAAGATCCTAAGGGTAAAGATTATACAATAATTGACTCATCACTAGAAGTAATAGGTAATTCTATACTTGCAAGTATAAATTCTCCAACTACTATAGAGTTTAAATCAACCATACCATCATTAAGTGCTTTTACACAATCGGACAAAGGAAAAAAACAAATAGAAGATGCAAAAACAATTATAACTTCAAATTTAAATGCTATAACCAAAGCCTCAAGTGCTCAAGGTTACAGTAGTGTTGAAGATATTTTAATTGATACTCAAACGATCTATAATGTGATGACCAGACTCGCTGGTGATTGTGCTTATATACTGGGATATATTTTAGAGGGTGGAATTAGTGGCTATAACGCAGACACATCAAGACCTACAAACAACGAAATTTTTGGAAATTATTATCCTTTAATTGAAGAAAATAATTTAGGGCAAACTTCTGCATTTGGTGAGCAAAAACCTTGGTCACAGGCACCAATAGAATTGAAAAAAGTTGAAGATTTTTGTCAAGCTTTATATGAAGGTGTACAACAAGCAGAAACAATAATTCAAGAAGCATCTGATCAAAATAATGCAATTACTGACCAACCTGCAATAGAAGGAGAAAAAATTGCAAAAAGATTAACGAATGCTGAACACGTAAAAAATAATCCATATTTGGGACAAAGTGTTGATAAGATAATAACCAATCTAATACAAAGGGCAGGCTTAGCATCTTGCGGATACGCTTTCAATACATTAGCAGTAGCTCAAACAAACTTAACAGATGCTGAATATGAAAATTTTTCTGACGCAGTCCTTAAATTAAAAGGAACTGACAGAACAACTTTAAAAACATTTGCAGAGGAAGTAAAACAAATTTTTAATAGCAAAGGAGAACTTACAAAGGAATTTACAGATAAAACAAAAAATAATCCAAATTTAACTTATCAAGATTATTTTGCTAGTTATTTTGAAAAAATGGATTTAGCATCCACAAATAAGGAAATATTTTTGAATTCAGATCCAAAAAGTTTAGTTTGTGTTTCCATGTTTCAGAATGGAGTCATGTATCATAATCCAAAAGATGTATTAGCTAAATTGACTAGCAAAGCTGCAGGTGCAAACTCATGTTTAAATAAGGGTGGTAAAGCAGAAATTGTTGCATATATTAGAAATAAAAATGCACCTTTAGATGTGGATCAATTAAATGGAGATCCATCTTCTGATACACAAATGCCTCAGAAAGTAAAAAATCCGAATTTTCAATTTTTTAAAGTAGAATATAATCCACCAACTGAAGCAAAATACGGAGTATTTATCAATTATGCGGAAATGGTGAATGCTCCCACGCCAACTTATAAATCATTGGATAGTTTAATTTTACCAGTAATAACTGGTCAAACCATTTCTGGATACGAACAAGCACAAAAAGAGGATTATTTAGTAAGGTTAGTTTCACAAACACAATTATCATCACCAGCAGATTATGTTACAAGTCTAAAAAATGAAACAGTTAGGAGCAATCTATGGTTTTATTGTAGTAAAATCTTGAACTTAACTTCCGGAACTGAAGAAGAACAAGAAAAAAGATTAAAAGATAAACAAGAGGCAGAAAATAAAGATGCTGTTTCGAGAGGTGAAACTCCTACAGAAATTGTGACCGTCGGTGCCGTTGAGCCGTACTCACGAGATGATGGACAAATAAATGCAGTATATACACAGTTTCACCATATTTGTCAAGCTTGGATTTCTTTAGCTACTACAGAAAATAGTGATGCATTACCAGATGGAACTGACGTTAATTTAAGGACAGTGTTGGAGAAAAAATACAGAAGTACTGATGGTACATCTGCATTCTATTTAAATTTCAATTATCCACTTGTTATAGATAATCCGGCAGTGGATATAAGGGATGCTATTATTAATACAGATCCCTTATTGGAAAATAACACTTCTACTTCTACGCTGAATATGATGCAAAACATATGTCAGTTAAATAACTTTTTATTACAACCTATACCAGCAGGTTTTACCAGTGATTTAAAAGATTTATTTAAACCCCAGCCAAATATAGATTATAGCAATGCAGTAGGTAGAAATGCACTTTCAATTATTTGGGCACCAACACCTGAAAATAGATTGACCAAAAATGATAATAGTCCTATTTATCCAGATAAAAATTTTCTAAAAACTTTAGACAATTTAAAAACAGATATAATAGCCTTTCAATTTGGTAGTCCTAATAATGTTTTTCTTAAATCAGTAAAAGCTGGCACCGACGATAATAAAGTTACATCTGAAAGTTTACAAGCTACTAGTGATATTGTTAACAATCAAAATCAAAATAAAAAGAAAGGGTTCGATTGTTCAATGTTAGCTGTAATGCAAGGAAGAAGTTATAAAATAAGCTTAGATATTCTTGGTAATGCTCAAATTTTTCCAACCATGAATCTAGCTATTGATGGTTTACCTATTTTTACTGGTCTATATTGGGTTTTAGAAGTTCAGCATAAATTAACTCCTAATAATATGGAAACAGAAATTTCAGCCATGAAAATGAAAATTGGAAATGGGGGAAATTTTGCATTAATTATGCCTATCACTAAAAGAAGCGTAAGAACAATCACTCCATTCGGAGGTGGTGGAGATGGTGGTAGTGGAGGAGGAAATTTCGGAGAAGGATTAAATATAGAACTTTTGAAAAAATTAAAAGATGTAAAACTTAGGAATCCTGCTGAAATTAACGCTGTAATAAAAACATATACTAGCAATAAGTATACTGATTTTGTAACTTGGGTAAATGCAGAAGTTGTCGGAAAAGCATCAATGTACAATAGAGGAAAAGTTGATTCTGCAAATTGGAATAAGTGTTGGGAAACAATTATACCTGTTACTTGGTCCGAATATGGTACTGGAGGTATAAATTTTCTTGAATTTGTATGTTTATTTTGTATAATATATGGCGAGACAGGTGGTAAGTTTTCAAGTGTGAGAGAAGGCATGAATTCACTTGATAACGGTACAAATCCGGGTATTGCATATGCTTATAAATATAATAGAGATTATAATAAAACTTCTGGAGATTTGTTTAGTGATGCTAATTTTATATCAGCTCATGCAAATAAGCCTTTAGGAAATGATAAAAATACTAAAAATTCAAATGACCCATCATGGAAAGGAACAAGTTTTCCAAAAAGTTTGTTTCCAAGTAATATTAAAGAAGCAGCAAGAACAACTCCTGCAACATTTATAAATGAATCAGATTTTTATAAATTTAGTGGTCGTGGTTTAATTCAAACCACTTGGAGAAGCAATTATGAAAAAATACTTACTTGGGTTTTAAGTTATACTGGAAATGATACAATTGTAAAAAAATATAAAGGAATTTGGCAAGCAGCTCCTTATAATGGAAACAAAGAAATAATATTGACTAGAAGTACAAATGCTGATTGGGACGAACTATTTAGTTCACAAATTTTATTAGGTCAAGCTATAAATATTCATTCAGGAAAAAATAGATATCAATATATGCCAGCACTTGATTCTTCAAAGGAGGAATTGATTAAAGCTATTAATAAAGTTGGTTTAACAATTAATGGTGCAGCTGGTATAGATGGAGAATACGTTTCAAGTTATAGAACTAGAGTATATGGATTATTAAATGCACTATATCCACAAGGTGCTCCACAAATTTCTTCAACAAACACAGATATTTCTGCAAGCAATGATGGGGATAGGATTAATCAGGGAACGTCTAATGAATGTACAGTTGTAACAAGAGGAAAAAATAAAATTGCAATCCATACAGGTAAAGAAAGACAATTTAAAAAACGAGAAGTAAGATCTATAACTTTACATATTACTGATGGCTGGGGCTATACTGGTTGTGCTCAAAGAACTTGTGATGGTGTAGGTGCATGTGATAAAGAATTCAATCAAGGTGGTATTCACTATGCTGTGGATTGGACTGGAGCTAGAGTAACAGGTATACCAGAAGATATAAGATCGGTTCATGGTAATAATTGGAATGCACATGGTATAGGTATTGAAATTTGTGCTCATTTTGGAGTAAAAAGTAAAGGTCCGGCAGGGCCTGAACAAAGAGTCGTATATTCAAATGATGCTGTAGCACCAGTTGGAAAAGCTAGTTATGGTGGTACGCCTAATCCGGGTTACTGCACATTAGATTACAAATATTGTGGATACAGTGAATTCATGGAATTTACTGATGCACAAATAACTGCTACTTACAACCTTTGTACTGAAATTTTAGGAAGATATCCAAAAATGAAAGCTGCAATACAAGGAAAAAATCCATATTATGTATGGGGCTGGAATTCAAAACCGGCTGCTGGAAGTAATGTGAAAGCAAATAAAATAGAATATACTGAATTTGGAATTTTTGCCCACGCTGCATCTAAGGGTGCAAGTCACGTTGACCCGCCACCAACTCCTAAATTAATTGCAATGTTGAAAAAATTAGGTATGACAGGTTAATTCATCCTTTTATAATTTTATAATTTTTATTATATTTGTAGTAATGAAAATTATAAAAACAAATTTTTGTCAAATTTTTACATCTGAATCTAATATAAATTCATATTCTTTAGAATTTGATAATTATTGTGTTGGAATATTTTCTTATAAAGATTTAAACATTGAAGAAGATTTTCAAATACCAACTTTAATAATAGGGTGGGATTTTATTAAAAATAATTTTTCAGGAATTAAAATATCAAAAAAAAAGATAAGAAAAAATTTATTTTGGACTTTCTCAGATAATGAAGAGAAGGGTACGACTGAAAAAGATATAAAAAAATTTATTATCAAATCTCTAGAAGAATATTTGCCTGTAAACTATAGAAATTTTGATTGTATAATAGATGGCAATGTTTCAAATCATCAAGATAAAATATTTTCCCAAAATCTTAATTTTTGTTTTTTCTCAAAAAATGTAATTTATGTTTATAATGATTTGGGTTTTTATGGAATCAATTTATCATCAATAGATTACATTTTTGAAAGTTCTAATAATTTTATCGATTCAATTTCAAAAAAATATAGATTAATATTTTTTAATTATGATAATTTAAAATCATTTAAAATTGAAGATAATAAAGAATTTATAACTCTTGAAAACATATGTTGGATCTGTAACAATTTTACAATTACTGAAACCAGTCTACATAAATTTTCACCTTATCCATTAAATGAAAAGTATTTTGTTTTTTTAATGAGTAAATTCTATGATATTTTAAATTGTTCTATAATAGACAATCAAAATATCCTTTCAAGATTATTTAAAAAAGATTTTATAACTGATTGGTTATCTAGCAGACACATTAATTTTGAGGGAAATAAAAGATTAATTTTAAAATACTCTAACAAAAGAACAATAACTGGGAGAATAAATTGTGCAGATAAAAAATTCAATCCACAATTACTTCCCAAAAACAGTGAAATCAGGTATCAAATAATTTCTGAGTTTAAAAATGGTAAAATAGTTTTATTTGATTTTATATCTTTTGAGACTAAACTATCCGTTTATTTAACTAAAGATGAGGTTTTTATAGATAAATTAAAGAATAGTGATTTGCATATTGAAACATCAAAAATTATATTTTCTAAAGATGAAATTTCTTTAAAAGAGAGGAAAATAGGTAAACAAATTAATCACGCTATAATATACGGTGTCGGAAACGATAAGTTAAAATCGATTCTTTTAGAAAATAAATTAAGTATAAAATTAATTGATAAAATAAAGAAATTTTTAGATCCTATAATTCAAAATTCAAAAAAAATATCAGATTCATTTAAAAAAAGCGGTTATATAATAAACCCTTATAATACAATAATATATCCTAATAAAGAATGGGCGGTCTATAATAATTATGTACAATCAATTGCTGCAGATATTGTTGTGGATAAGTTATTTAAGATCAGAGAATTGTTAAAGGACAGAAAATCTAATTTTATGTATCAAGTATATGATTCTTTCATATTTGATATACATCCGGATGAGCAGGAACTATTAGAGAATATAAAGAATATATTAGAAAAAAATGGAAAATATTTTTTTGAGGTAGATTTGAAAATTGGTAAAAATCTTATGGAATGTACTGAACAAAATACAGAAGAAGAAATTGAATATATAAATTGATTTTCTAATTTTTTTATAGTATTTTTATTATCTAAACTTTTAAAAAATATAATAAATGCAATTAGTAGTTAAGAAAAAAATTGGAAAAGAGGTTGTTACTTTCATGGTGGAAGGTAAAAATCCTTATGAATGTCAAATGGAAGCTCAAAAATTATCTTTCGGTGATATTGAAGAGTGCGGAGTTTGTGAAAGTGATAATATTCACTTAAACGCAAGATTAGCTCAAAATAAATATAAATACCTTGAAATCAAATGTTATAAATGCAAGGCTAGTTTAGTATTTGGTCAAACACAGGAAGATCCTAATACTTTTTATTTACGTAGAGATAAAGAAACCAAAAAATATGACTGGAAACCTTATAATCCAGAAATAAGCGAATAATATAAAATTTTATAAAATGGCTACAAAAGATAAAAAAACTCCCGCAAAGAAAACTGCGAAAAAAACAGAGAATAAAACTACTTTAAAAGTAAAAGCTACAAAAAAGGAAGAAAATCCTGTTGTAGAAGTATGGCTTGAAGAAAGTTATGTTCACTATATGTCAAAAGGCCCAATAATGATCAGTGCAGAAACTCATCCTGAATTGGAAGGTATGACTTTAGAAGAAATGAAGGAATACATTAAGGATAATGTTTATGATATGGCTGCTGTAGATTCAGAATATTGCGAAAACATAATCGAAGAACTAAAAGAATATGATACTGTAAAAGATAAATATTTAGATGAAGAAGAAAATATATTTTTTGGAAATTAAAATTAAATAAAAGAAATGGCAAAAAAGAAAACAACCGAAGATATTGATAATATCGATACTGAAGCACTAGAGGGTGCAGACATTGAAGAAATGTCACAAGAAGAATTAGAGGCAAAATTTGATTCTGGAAAATCATCTGAAAAACCAAAAAAGAAAATTTTAGTCAAGGAAAAAAAACAATTTTCTTTATCTGATTTTAAGAAAAACATCAAACACGAAGAGGTACCAAAAAAACCGGTTTCATGGATTCCAATGTCACCAGCATTTCAGGAGACAACACATCTTCCCGGAATTCCAGAAGGACACATTTCGATGGTATTTGGACGAAGTGATGTTGGTAAAACAACTATGTTAGTTGAATTGGCTGTAAGTGCTCAACAAAATGGAATTATTCCAGTTCTTGTAATTACAGAAAATAAATTTTCAAAAGAACGAGCAGCTACTATGGGATTAGATTTAGATAATTGTATCCTAAAAGATGGTATTATGTATATTGAAGAAGGTTTAGATTTCATGAATGAAATTCTCGATTTTCAAGAAAGTGGAGAATTGCCTCAGGACATAGTATTTCTTTGGGATAGTATCGGATCCACACCTTCAAGGGCTGAATTCTTAGCAAATAAAGAAGGTAAAGGACGTGCAATGATGGAAACTGCTAAATTGTTACGTGAAAAAATTCACAGATATATTTGGCATAGAATTACAGCAACACAAAAACAAGATTTCCCTTACAATGCTACTGCATTCTTTGTTTGTGGTGCTTATCCTCAAAGTGCCCCGGGCCAATCTCAACCTTCATTAGTTCATAGTGGTGGTGATGGAATTTATCTTGCAGCAACACTTGCATTTAGAATGGGTGGTGTAATGTCAAGATCATCAAAAGTTACAGCAATAAAAGATGGTAACGAAGTTGGTTTTGCAATTAAATCAGCTTTAGTGGTTGATAAAAATCACATAACAAATGTAACTTCAAAAGGTAAAATTGTTTGTACTGATCACGGTTTCATCATGGATGATAAAAAGGCTATTGATGAATATAAGAAACAACACAAAGATGGCTGGGATTTAAATTTTGATAAATTCTGGGATTCTGTTACTGCGGAAGAATAGTAGATGAAAACTTTAATTATTGACGGAGATTGGAATCTCAAAAGAAATTTCATGAAATTAAACGAAATGTTTTCCTTGAAAGGGGAACATTGTGGTGGCTCTTTTGGGTTTATTGATAGTCTACGTTCAGTTGTAAATTATGTTTTTCCAGATAGAGTAATTGTTATGTGGGATGGAGAAGCTTCTGGTAAACAAAGAAAAGAGATTTATCCTGCTTACAAAGGTAAGCGGGATAAATCTTGGTTACACAGTTCTCAACATATGAGCGATAATATTGTAAAATATGAAGAACAAAAAAAATATAGTATTCTTAACCAGAAGATAAAAGTTAAAAATTATTTAGAAGAATTATTCATACGTCAATTAGAGATTGATTATATAGAAGCTGACGATTTAATTGCAGGATATGTTCATAATTTAGAAGAAAATGAACAAGTCATCATTTTTAGTTCAGATAAAGATTATTATCAATTAATAAACGAAAAGGTATCTGTACTAAGGCCATCTGATAAAAAACTTATTACGTTAAATAATTTTAAAGATATTTTTGGCTTTTGTTATAAAAATTCTTTAATGTTAAAGTGTTTTGAAGGAGATGAATCAGATAACATAAATGGAATTGATGGAGTTGGCTTGAAAACAATTATTAAATTTTTTCCAAAGTTTGTTGATGAGGAATATGATATTGATAAAATTATTTCTGAAGCAGTTGAATTATACAAAGAAAAAAAATTAAAAACATTAGAAAAAATAATAGGTTCAAGAAGAATATTTGAAAGAAATAAAAAATTAATGGATTTAAATGAGCCTTTTTTAACGGAAAAATCTGTAGATGAATTAGAAGAGTTGAGAAACTGTGTAATTTATACTAATGATAATTTTAATGATCGTAGTGTAACAAATGCAATGAAGATGATGATAAAAGATGGATATAGTAAACATGTTTTCAATAATGATATGGATACTTTTTTTAAACCATTTTATAGATTAGTTACCAAAGAAAAAGAATATAGTAAAAAAGTTTTAAATGGTTAATAATCATGGAATCTAACAACGAAAAAGAAATATTAAATAAACTGAAAGAGGCTGGAACTAGAAATTATTTCACCTTATCATTAAGTTTAAATGGAACAGTCATAGAAGAAATTGATTTTCCAGCAGATAAATTTCATCATGAAACATTATTAGAAACAAGAACATATTTTTTGATGAGTGATCTCAAGAAAAAAGTATTAGAAGTTTATAGTGAAAAAGAAAAAGAAATACAAGAAAAATTTAAGAACGATCAAATAAATAATTTGTGGAGTAACTTTGAAAAAGATAAATAAAAAATATATTTTTGTCTAATGGAAATTAATAATTCAAACGAAATAAAATCAACTATAATAAATATAAAAGATAACAATGTCCTTTTAGATGATAAATTCCAAACCAGATTAATAAAATTAATTATTGAAGATGAAAGGTTTTCAGAGCAAATATTAGAAATTCTAAAACCAGAATATTTTGACTCTATTTTCACAAAAATAATACTCACTTATATAATTGAGTACTACACAAAATATAATTTAATTCCTGAGTATGATACAATAAATAATCTGATAAATGAAAAAGAATCAGATTTAATTGTAAAAGAAAAGCTTATTGATCTTTTACATTTGTTAAAAGAATTAAATGTCACAGATAAACAATATGTAAAAGATATTTCAATAGATTTTTGTAGAAAACAATCATTGAAAAAAGGATTATTAGAAGCTGCAGAAAGTTGGGAAAAAGGTGATTATGAGCATATCCAAAAAATAATCACAGATTCAATTAAGCTTGGGGAAATAAAAGACAGTGGTCATAACTATTTAGAAGATTTAGAAAAAAGATTAATTAGACAATTTAGAAAACCTGTTCCATGTTTAGATAGATTAGATGAACAAATTGGAGGAGGTTTATCCGGTGGCGAGTTGGGTGTAGTTTTATCACCTACTGGAGGGGGTAAATCAATGATGTTGGTAAAATTCGCATCAACTGCAATTCAATTAGGAAAAAAGGTAGTTTATTATAGTTTAGAGTTGGCTGAAAGGGTTATTGGAAATAGATTTGATGCTTGTTTAACAGATATTAATTTGAAAAATATCTTAGATAATCCGGATGCTATTAGAGAGAGATTAGAAGAAATAAGGCAAGTTGGCGGAAATCTTATTATAAAAGAATTCCCAACTGGATCAGCAACAGTTAATACTATTAGAAACCATATCAAAACTCTTGAAAGAGAGAATTTTATTCCAGATGAAATTTTTGTTGATTATGCAGATATAATGAAACCAACTTCAACTTATGTTGAAAAAAGACACAGTCTTACTCAGATATATGAAACACTAAGAGCTTTATCTATGGAATTGAATATTCCTATTTGGACTGCATCTCAAGCAGGAAGAACTGCAATTAATTCAGCAAGATTCGATTTAAGTGTCATTTCTGAAAGTTTAGGAAAAGCTCAAACCGCAGATGTGATTTTGGGTTTAGCTAGAACAGATGAAAATAAAAGAGAGAAAAAAGCTCAATTAATAGTTCTCAAAAACAGAAATGGAAATGATGGTTTTGAATTACCTCTTTTATTTGATACTTCTAAAGTGTTTATAGCTATTGATAACTCTAATAATCCTTCTTATGGATTAGAAGGTATAGCCAATCACGCTCAAATGATTGAACAAAAAGTAATTCAAAGTATAGACTCTCAACTTTCCGGAGAGGATTTTGAAGAGAACTAACCAACTCATTTTCAGCAAGAAAAAAGTTTCTATTTTTTTATATTTTTTTCTAATTTTTTATTATTTATGTAAAAGAAAAAAATTACTTTTTTTGTTCTTAGCAATATAAATAAAGTATTAATTATCAATAAATTAAATAAAAACATCATAAAAAAAATGGTGTTTTTTTTATCTCTAGTGAAGAAAAAAAAATTTAAAAAAATATCAAATTATGGAATTACAAAAAGAAAAAAAACAAACAAAAAAAGAAGAAAATCTACAGATATTTTCGAGAGATCAAGTGTTTAAAGCTTGTTTAGAGTACTTTGAGGGCGATGAATTAGCTGCTCAAGTTTGGATTAACAAATATGCATTAAAAGATAGTGCTGGAAACATTTATGAAATGACTCCAGATGATATGCATAAGCGAATTGCAAAAGAATTTGCTAGGATCGAGGAAAAATATCCAAACCCATTATCTGAAGAGGAAATTTTTGACCTTATCAAAAGATTTAAATATATAGTGCCACAAGGAAGTCCAATGGCAGGAATTGGTAATAATTTTCAATATGTATCAATTTCTAACTGTTTTGTTATTGGTAATCCGGGCGAAGGTGATTCTTATGGTGGTATTCTGAAATTAGACCAAGAATTGGTTCAATTACAAAAAAGAAGAGCTGGGGTTGGTTTGGATTTATCTTTCATAAGACCTAAAGGAACATCTGTAAAAAATAGTGCTTTAACAAGTACTGGTGTTGTTCCCTATATGGAAAGATTTTCAAATTCAACGAGAGAAGTGGCACAAGATGGAAGAAGAGGTGCTTTAATGGAATCATTTTCTGTTGTTCATCCTGATGCAGAAGATTTTATTGATGCTAAAATGGATCCAACAAAAGTAACTGGAGCAAACGTGTCAGTAAGAATTAGTGATTCATTTATGGATTCAGCTTTATCAGAAACTCCATTCACAGCTAAATTTCCAGTTGATAGTGAAAATCCAACTTTCACTAAGGAAATTAATGCTACAAATCTTTGGAAAAAAATCGTTCATAATGCTTGGCAAAGAGCAGAGCCGGGAATTTTATTCTGGGATACAATCATCAGAGAATCTATACCTGATTGTTATGCTGACCTAGGATTTAAAACAATCTCAACAAATCCTTGTGGTGAAATTACTCTTTGTGCAGATGATTCATGTAGATTATTATGTTTGAATTTATATTCTTATGTAGAAAATCCTTTCACATCAGGGGCTTATTTCAATTGGGATTTATTCAAAAAACATGCTGTAATTGCTCAACGATTAATGGATGATCTAATTGATCTTGAAATTGAAAAAGTTGACAAAATTCTTGAAAAAATTGATACTGATCCAGAAGATGAATTTTTGAAATTAACAGAAAAAAATCTTTGGACAAATATTAAAAACAAATGTATCAAAGGAAGAAGAACCGGTCTTGGTGTTACTGCAGAAGGTGATATGGTTGCTGCTTTAGGAATTACTTATGGAACTGATACAGCGAATGATGTAACCGAGGAAGTTCACAAACAATTGAAACTTTCAGCTTATCGTTCATCTGTTAATATGGCAAAAGAACGTGGTGCATTTCCAATTTATGAAGTTATAAGAGAAGGAAATAATCCTTTTATAAACAGAATAAAAGATGAGGATATCGAATTATATTCTGATATGATGAAATATGGAAGAAGAAATATTGCACTATTGACTATTGCTCCTACTGGATCAGTTTCAATTATGACACAAACAACATCCGGAATTGAGCCTGCATTTTTAATATCATATATGAGAAGAAGAAAAATCAATCCAAATGATAAAGATGCTAGAGTTGATTTCGTAGATCAGGTTGGTGATAGTTGGCAAAACTATCCAGTTTTCCATCATAAGTTTATAGATTATTTGAGAGCTAAGGGTTATGAAAAATCTCACATTGAAAATCTTAGTGAATCTGAAATTAAAAAATTAATTGAAGAGTCTCCTTATTACAAAGCAACCTCAAATGATGTAAACTGGGTTAAAAAAGTAGAAATGCAAGGCAGAATTCAAAAACATGTCGATCATAGTATTTCTGTTACCGTAAATCTTCCAAATGAAATTACTGAAGAAATGGTTGGAAAAGTTTATGAAACCGGATGGAGAAGTGGTTGTAAAGGAATTACCGTATATCGTGACGGATCAAGAAGTGGAGTTTTGATTTCTGAAGAAACTAAAAAAGAAGAAGAAAAGAAAAAATTATTTGAAGATAATCATGCTCCAAAACGTCCTAAATTTTTAGATGCTCAAGTTCATAGATTTATGAATAAGGGTGAAAAATGGATTGCGTTTGTAGGTTTGTTGGAGGGTAGACCTTATGAGATCTTTACAGGTTTAGAGGATGCATTCAGAATTCCTAAAAATGTTGAAAATGGTCAAATTAGAAGACTCAAGATAGATGAAACGTCAAGATATGATTTTATAATAAATCCAAAATCTGATGATGTGATGGTAATTGAAGGTTTATCAAATGCTTTTGATGTAACGTATCATAATTATGCAAAAATGATTTCTGGAATTTTACGTCATGGTATGCCACTGGAATATGTTGTTGAAATGGTTGAAAAACTCAATCTTGATGAAGAAAGATTAGATACTTGGAAAAGTGGTATCATCCGTACAATAAAAAAATATATTAAGGATGGAACAAAGGCCAAAAATGCAAAGTGTGTAAATAATGATCCAGATTGTGCTTTGCAATATACTGAAGGTTGTTTAAGTTGTCCTAAATGTGGATTAAGTAAATGCGGATAATTTATATTATCATATAAAATAAAAGACCCACAGATTTTGTGGGTTTTTTATTTTAATAAATTTTGTTTTATATTTATTAAAAATGTAACTTTACAATGGGAAAGAAAATTAAATATCACGAATTAAAAGAGATTGTTTTGAAAGCAGTCAAAGAAAGATTAAAAAAAGTTAAAAACGAAGGGGAAACTGAAACTGCTCCAGTAAAAACACCTCCAAAAACTACTCCTGATAAAAAACCAAACCCTCTAAAAATTCCTAAACCGGGTCCTGCTACTCGTCCAAATCCAAAAGCAGAAACTGATAAAAACGAATTAAATGAAAATAAAAAAATCGTTTTAAAGGGTACTGGTTTAGAAAATATAAAAAAATATTTAAAGGAAAATGACGAAAAAATTAGATTTCGTCGAATGTTAAACGAAGCACCACCTATGGACATAGATAATCCAAGATATGGAGACCCTGCACCATCTTTTAAAGCTGGAATTGAAGGTACTGGACCTTCACCTTTTACAAACATTGAGTTTTTACAGAAAAAAGAACTTAATAAATCAACCTTAGAAAAGTTAGGTAGCGAGGAATTTAATTCAATAGTAAATACTTTAATTGATGCCGGAGATTTAAGTATGCAAGCTATAATGACTTCTTTGCAATCAGTTATGACAATAGAGTCTCGTCACAAAAGACAATTAGAAGAACTTGCAATTGAAACAGTAGCAAGAAATTTTGGATTACCTGATGAAGTTAAGGATATGATTAAAGCAAGATTGACTCCTGATGAAAACATATCAATGGATGATGAAGAAAATCCTATTGAAGATGTTATGGAAGATTTGACTGATGAGGAAAAGGAATTGGCTAAGAAATATATTGATAAGAGACTTATTCAAAATGCATTGATGATGGGGTCTGGATATAGGGCTCATAAATTATTTGATGATGTTAAAGCATCATTAGATGCTATTGACGAGAGATTATTTCCACTTTATGAAAAGTTCTTACCTAATGTAGAATTTCAGTTGTGGAAAATAGAGATTCCTATTGCTCAAAGACAGAACTGGGGTAAATCTGAGATTAATCCAGAAACTGGAGGAGGGGAAGCTCAAGCAAAATTATTTATTATTCTTTTACACGAAACAGCTAAAGTAGCAGTAGAATTATTGTTTTTACAAAGCTTAGAAGATATTAAAGAAGAACATGGTGAAAAGATGAGTAAGTATGTAATAACTCAAGCAGACAAATATGAAGAAGAGCAATGGATGAAATTGATTGGTCCTAGACTTTGGAAATATTTGCATGATTGTATCGATTATATAGTAAGAGAAAGACAAAATGATTATTCTATAGTTTCTTATTTGTTGAACAAGATTGGAATGTTACCACCTAACGAATTTTTACAATTAATGGATGAAGTTGTAAATGACGGAGCAACAGCTATCGACAAGTTAGAGAAAATGTTAGATGATCTTGAGAAAGATATTGAAGATTATAGGAATCAAAATAATGAAATGCCTGAACCGGAAGATATTGCTGGAGAACCTGATTTAAATAAAATAGGAGATTTGGTAAACAGTGCTTTAGATGATATTTTGGGTAAAAAAACTGAAACTGGTTTACCTGAAAAAATTACAGATAAAAAGTTATCTGATATGAGTATTGATGAATTAAATACTTATATGTCATGGGCTATTGAAAATGAAGAATATGAAAAAGCTGCTGAAGCTAGAAATGAAATTAATAGAAGATAATTAATTATTCTAATTATAAAAAATATTAATTAATTTCAATTAAAATTAAAATATTATGAAAAAGCCCAAAAAAAATAAAAACAGCTCAGAAAGAGCAAAAAAGTTAGGTGAAAAAAGACAAAAAAGAGCAAAAGTAGCCCATGGAAAAAAACTGAAAAGAAAAGAAGCTATTAGGGTAGAGAAAATTAAAAAAGAGGAAAAATTTAGAGAATACGTAAATAATTTAATGGGTAAATAATTTATTGGTGAGAATTTTTAATAATTAATTTTTTATAATAAAACCACTCTAGGGTGGTTTTATTTTTTGTACTATTTATTATTTAGAGAATATTTTTATTAATGAGAACTAAACGTTTCACCATAATTTTAAATGAAGCAAATGAATTTTCAGATTCAGCTAAAGACTATTCTTCTAGTTTAGATGACAGTATTTTAAATAAACAAGAGAAAATTAAAAAAGCTCAAGAAGATATAAAAAAAAGAGAGGAATCTGATAAAAATCTGGAAATTGAAACAAAAGAAAGTCAAAGATATAACCTTGAACAGATAACACAGAAAAAAGCTTCTTATGCTGTTACTAAAAGTCCAGACGAACAAAAAAGGATAAGATTAGAACTAGTTCGTCTAGAAACAGAGAGAAAAAGGATTGCGGATGTCTTGAAAAATATACAAATTGATAAACAAGAATTCATAAAAAACAAGCAGGAAGAAATAAAAGATACACAGGAAGGCATAAAAAAAGATCAGGATATGAAAAATAGATTGCAGCAAACAATTAAAGCAAGTGAGGATGCTGCAAAAACTGAAAAAGGCCCAGCACCACAAGCACAAATAACCGCAGAAGGAGAAGAAGATTATTTAGATAAATATGGGTTTGTGATAAAAAGAAAATTTGCAAGAATGGAAGAACAAGAAAATATTAGCTCTAAAAAGAAAACCCTTATAGTAAATTTTGATAAATCTACTAAAACACCATTTCAAGTTAAATTTACTGAAAGAGGATTTTTAATTGGTGATACAAGACTCAGTTTTGAATTTTTAGAAGCAGCACTATCAAAAGAAGTCAACATAGTTTTAGAAAATGGTACAGGACTTGTACTCGATGCTATAAGAATGCAAAAAATTCTAAAATATAAGGATAGAATTTAATTACCCTATGTTTAATAGGTTTAGAAATAAAAAAAATATATTACTCGAATTCATCAACGATTTTAATCCTTTAGATGAAGTCAAAATAAATAATAAGGAATATCCTGTTTTATTAAGTGATAATAATTTATATCTTCAAAATAGATTTTCGGTTCATTTAGAAGGGGAAGAAATTAAAATTTCACCTGACAGGATAAAAGGTTTCAAATTATTTGAATATAACAATAAAAAAAATTTATTAATTAAGAGTACTTTGTATATTAATGATTGGATTGACGATTTTAAAAAAGTTGATTTTGCAAAAATCCATTTTTATGATGATAAAGGTAATGTTTTAAGATTTATAGATCTGGACCTAGGTTATCTAGGTTATAAAATAGAATGTGATTATAAAACAAATGATTTTTTAACACCTGTTTTTGACTACGAAATTTTTTAAATAAACATTTGCTTTTCTTATATAACAAGTGTTATATTTGTTTATATTAATAAACATAAAAACATAATTTAATAATGGACATCTTAGGTACAATACAGAAAAAGCCAAATCAAAAAAACGGTAAATGGGATTATCTTCACATTGAGTTTGAAAGTAATGATGAATTCAATGAAGCTACGTCAAAAATTATGAATATCTTATACAAGAAAAATGCTGAAGGAAAATGTTTTGTTAAAGACGTAAAAGGTGCTAAATATGATTTAGATATTATTCATGCTACTTTTAATGTTGAGGAAAATAGAATTTCTGTTTATCCATATTCTTGTAGAATGATTCCTAATCCTTCAGAGCAAAAAAATAAAAATATTACAAATACCAATAACAATAAAAAATCAGAAAAATGAAAAATACAATATCTGAAAATTTGAAAAACGAAATTGTTGAATTAAAAAGTAGAGCTAGAACTATAGGTTATAAAAATGGTTTTCCAAAATTACCTAAAGACCAACACACACAAGCTTCTTTTGATAATTTGATGATTGGTTTTGAAAAAAGATTGAATAATTGGAAAAACGGTCTAATTCAATTAGAAAATCCCGGAGGTACATTAAATGGTAAAAAAAGAGGCGAACAAGACAAAAAGGCAGTCCAGTTTATTGATTTCAGAAATCATGTCATAAATTCTTTCGAAGATCTAGAAGAATTGGCTTAATAATAGCTATGGCACAAGGTTTGAAAATATGTTTTCAAATAATTTAAAAAATATATAAATATGAAAACATTAACTACAAAACCTTACAACTTATTTGATTTAATGAAATCAAATATCATGGATTCAAGTCTTGATTCTTCAATACCTGATATCTTTTTCGGATCAAATCTAAATTTGAAAAACACCTCGTGTAATATTAAAGATTTAGAAGATCATATTTGTTTAGAAATGATTGTTCCGGGTTTCAAAAAAAATGAAATTGAAATATCTTTCGAAAACAATTTGATTACCGTAAAAGGGAAGAAGGTTTCTGAAAAAGAAACTGATAAATCTAATTATATATTAAATGAATATAAATTAGCTGATTTCACAAGAAGTTTCAAAGTAAATCCCAATTTGAATACTGAAGAAATATATTCTACTCTAGAAGATGGCATATTGAATGTTAAAATACCAAAAGTTAAGAAAGCTGAAAATAAAAAAATAATAAAAATTAATTAAGAGTAATTCAGTATTTTTTTAAAAGGCGGTTCTAATTTAGAATCGCCTTTTTTTTGATATTATTTATATATATGAAAACTATACACATATTTGATATGGATGATACATTGTTTGAAACACCCAAGTTTTCAGAATTTGTTGGAGTGGAAAACGATGGAATTATTGACGAAGAAAAATACTTCCCTGATTATTTTAAAAAATTAAAAGTTTTATTCATAGATAAAATGAATAAAAATGTTTCTTTTGAAAAAAAAGGTGATTTTGTAATTCCTATAAACAAAGAAACAAACAAACCTTTTCCCGGTGAATTTATAGATTATTTTAAAGATAAAAAGACACAAAGGTATTTTGATGTTCACGATGATAATTTAGTCATAAAATCTTTTCCCGGATTTCATTCGAGCCCAGAAACACTTGGTAAAATACTAAATCTTGATGTTATTAAATCATATCAGAAAGCAGATAAAAAAATGATTGTAACAGGTAGGGACGAAGAATTAAGATCTCATATAGTTGATATATTTAAAGACTTAAATTTGGAATTACCAAATTATGGTCTAATTTTATATCAGAAGGGGTCAAGGTCTATCAAAGATTATAAAACTGATATTATTTTAAAAACAATAGAATTGAATGGTTGGGATGAAGTTCATTTTTATGAAGATAGAGCTGATTGGCTGTATCACGCAGAAGGTGCAGTAAAAGAAAAATTTCCAGAAGTAAAATTTGTACCTCACTTAATAACCAACATTAAACAAAAAATGAAAATGTAAATCATAATGTTATGAGCAAAAAAGATTCAAATTTCTTTAAAAGTCTCAGAGAAAACTCAGATAAAATTTATTTAAATGTTACCCCTTTGAATTGGGGTGTGTCTGTTAATGGTAATCATGAATTCATAGATAGATATATTTTCAAATGGAAAAAAGTAACAGGTCCGGAAAAAATTTTAGTTCCGTTAGAAGATGATTTGTATGATTATATTTTAAATTTTAAAAAAAATAATGAACTTGCTGGTAGATCGGTAAATGTTTTTGTTGGTACTGACTCTCAAAACCATTTATCTTTCACAAGATTTGTTACAGTCATTTGTCTTCAAGTTGAACGTAACGGAGTTCATGTTTTAGTCAATAGAATGGATCTTCCAAAAATTTATGATTATAAATATAGACTGTTGAAAGAAGCAGACGTTTCAGCAGAATTTGCCAGAAACAATAAATCTTTCTTTAAAAATAATGATATTCCCATAGAGATTCATTGTGATTATAACTCTAAAAGTTACCACAAATCAAATTTAGTGGTCACAGAAGCTATGAATTATCTAAATACTATGGGTTTTACTGCGAAAATAAAATCAGAAGCATTTGGAGCAAGTTATGCTGCAGATCACTTCTGTTGATTATCTTGTTGGTTATTTAAATCTCCTTGATTATTTACAGGAGATTTTACTCTAGTTTGAGTAACCTGCTGAACTGGTTCTTTAGCTACTTTCTCAAATGGTTTGTTTTTCACAATTACAGTAGAAGGTTGTTTTTCAGCAGACTTTTTTATGTTGCTATAATAATCTTTTTGAAATTTAGATACTTGACTTTTTTTAGCCTGAATTTCAACAACTGTCATCCCTTTATCACCAGTTTCTTTATAACCTGATACATTCTCTAATTTGAAAAAATCTCCTGTGAGCCACATGTTTTTGATGTTAGTAGCTTTAAATAACCTCCATTCATCTTTAACTTCTGTGCTTCTATAATTTTTCATTCCAATTTTTTGAGCAGTCATAGCCCCACTCTCAGACTGACCTATTTTATGAAATGCTCTAATTACTAGATTTCCTTTTTTTGACAACCCCATAGCTACTGGATAAATTACTCTGGTTTTAGCTATTGGCATTTTATATTTATCATTATCACTTTTAAAAGATATTCCAACTTCCCAACCTTCTCTTATCGCCTTAGCCATCAAATCCTTTGAGAATGGAACTCTTTTATCAAAATCTTTATAAGCTATAGTTCTCTCTTCATCAGAAAAATCATATAACTCTTCAGTAATTAAACCTGCGAGTTTTTTTAATCGTCTTTTATATGATTCTGATAGTATCATTATTATATAATAAATATGTCTGAATAATTGTATTTATCTCTAATTTTTTATAATTTTATAATATGAGCAAAGACCAACAATATCTAGATTCAATAGAACAGAATTCTGGTAAAGTACACATATCATTTAGTGAGTTTTCAAAATATCAGTCTTGTGGACATAGACATTTAATTGAAAAATATTTAAAATTAGCTGAAGAGGAAACCTCTATTCATCTTATTTTCGGTAATTCTATACACAAAGCAATAGAATTGGGAATAAAAGATAACTACGATGTAGAAAAAAGAGTTTTGACATTCAGAGAGGATTTTACTAGAAACATGCAAAATAACTTGAGAGAAAGTCAAGAATATCAAGAATTAAACAATTATTTAGATCAGGGTGAAAATATTATAAGATCTCTTTCCACAGAGAAAATTTTAGATAAATATGAAGTAATTGGTGTTGAGTTACCTTTATATGAAAAACTATATAATAATTTCCATTTTAAAGGATTTATAGATTTGATATTAAAAGACAAAAAAAATGACAGGTTTTTAATTATAGATTGGAAAACTTCAGGTGAGTCATGGGACGTTTCAAAAAAGAAAAAAGATATAACATTCATGGCTCAAATGAGATTATACAAATTTTTCTTTGCAAGAAAAAACAATCTAAGTTTTGATGAAATTGATTGTAAATATATCGTATTAAATAGACTCAAAAGTAAAAAATGTCCTGATTTAGGATTTGGAGAAATACAGCCAGTTGAGATTTTTTCTGATTCAGCTGATATTGAAAGTTCACTCACGGAAGTGGCACAAACAATTCAAAAAATCCACATAAAAAATGAATTTTTAAAAGCAAAGTTTAACAACAAAACAAGTAATTGTTTTTTTTGTCCATATAAAAATAATTTTTCATTGTGCAATTCAGATCCAGAACAGTATAAAAAAATGTTGAATGGGGAGGTTTAATTTACCACTTTTAATGATTTAACATCTATCCAAGTATAACCATCACAATTGACACCTATGAAACTATAGGTAAAATTTGATTCACTTTGTATTATACCGGATATATTGGAACATTTGTAATCCGATTGATTAGAATTTGTTACAATCGCATTTTTCTTTTCAACATAATCAACAGAACCATCAGACAAATAAATCTTGAAACGATTTAAATGATCTAACCCTACTTGAGTTGCTTTGATAACTTTCAAGTTCTGAAAATTTTCATTTATTAAATCTTTAATTATATTTCTTAAAGTATTTTTTTTCATTTTCTATACTCATAAATATTAAAAAATTAGGATTTAATTTATTTTTTAATTAATTATTTTAGAATAACATGTTTTATTATGAAAACTAGAGATGAAATAATAAAAAATCAAATTCAATTTAGAGATGAAATTGTAAAGAATTTGAAATTGGAATATAAATCTCTAAAGGATGAATTAAAGAAAATAGATTCTAAACATCCAGAAATTTTAGCTGCCAAGGAAAAGTTAATGGAAAAAACTAAAATGGTAAATATCGTGGAGGAGATTGAAAAATTATTTATTTCTTGGAAAAATTCATCTCCAAATTTTGTAGCGTGGTGGAATGAGGAAACTCAACAAGTTCAAAAAATAAAATATGATGAAAATAATATTAAATTTTAATGAAAAAAGAAAGATCCAATACAAAAATTTTGTTAATTGATATTCAATTTTATGAATCTCTAAATGAATTCGAATATCAATTTGGAGATTCCATAACTTACAAACAGATGGAACAAAAATCATATATAGATTTTAAGGAACTTATGTTTGAAAATATTTGTCGTGAAATAAAATTTAGAAAATTTGGTAGATTAGGTAAGATACTAACTATAAAGGCAGAAATGCTCAAGAATGAAGTTGAAAAATTTAGAGAATTATTAGAAAATGACAAATTAATAATAAGTTATGGATGGATAATATCTAATGTAACTATAATCAAAGACAATAAAATCGAAGATAAAAATAATAAATTTAAAAAAATAAGCACTAACAATTTAGATGACGAAGAAGAAGAGGAAGAAGATTTGGATTTAGAAGGAGAAGTTAACGGGTTTGATGACTTTTAATTTATTGCAATCTATTTATATAAAAATACCATGGAAAATAACGATATTATAAAACAAAGGCAAGATAGATTCAAACATTTAGGAATTCCTGTTCCTATTGAAAAACCTGCTTTTGATCAAGCAGTCGTTAATGTGAAAGATCCCAAAATGCTTCAAAGAATTAATGAAATTAAAAATGGAGCAAAAAAAGGTGAATTTAACGAAATGTTGCACGTAGGTGATAAAAAAGGATTTCAACCATTGCCAGAACCTAAAAAAAATACAAATAATAGACAATCTAATTCTGAAACTAAAGCCCCAGCTCTTGAAAGTTTCGCACCAATCAAATCATCCGGTGGAGATTTAGATATGTTTGATAAGCTTTTTTCTGCAGAAACTCCATCAATACCAACTTCTAAAGTTAATAGAAATCAAATTATACAAGAAGACATTAATACTGATACTACCGGCTCTGATTTCTTAAACAATTTTAGACAAAAACTACAAGCTAAAGCAATGTCTGGAGGTGCAAACATTCCTGCTGTTAATAATTCAGGTTTTGGGTTTAAAACTCAAAATGAAAATGTCGGAGCAAATATTCAAGAAATTGAACAAAAAATATATGAAATTTCCTCTACGGTCTCTAAAAAAATAGCTCAAGAGACTATAGAAAAAGTTTTGAATGAATATTTATCTAAAAAAACAAACTCTAATGAAAATACATTCCAAAGAATAAACGAGAATGTAATTAAAATTGGAGAAAAATATTATAAATTAACACCTGTAACTGTTAAACAAAAGTCAAAATAATGACGGGTCAAAAAATAAAATACAAATCTTATTATGAAATTGATGGTGAAAAACCTCATATTGAGATTGGTTTTAAATTCGATGATTATTTTGAAACTAACAGTTATTATCTAATATCAGAATCAAATCAATATAATTCAATTGATAAAATAAATTTTTGTATCATAAAAGATGAACAAGAGTTAGGCGAAATTCAATTAGAAAACTTAGATGTTGACACATTTTTAGAAAAATTCTCTAATATAACTCATGATCATGATTTTAAAAAAATCATGGTATCTGAACATAAAAATAACGTAAAAAAAGATTTATTAAAGTTTTTTGATTATTATAAAAAATCCATTCTTGAGAATAAATTCACTTTAGAGGGTGAAATATTAAGAATGAGAAAAGTTGCTGGAATTATTTGAAATTTTCAGCAAAAAAAACAGCCATATTCCATCCTTCATCATCTGGTTTAAACCTAGCAATAGGAGAAATTAGATTTTTATTATCTGAAAAATGGGGATCAATACCCTCTTTCTGATTCACTATATCTAGGAGAGTGCAATCTTTAAATAAAAGTATTTTATTACCCTCATAATTATTACAATCTGGATAATTTATTTTTAAAATAATAAAATTATTTATTCTTTTTTCCCTCAAAACTCTATATTTATTCGGATTAGGATTAATATTTGAATTATTTTCCGAATCTAAACTTGAAGAGCTACCAATTTTAACTACGCCCATTTCACTTTTTAAATATTAAAACGAATTACAAAATTAAATATTTTATTTCATATTTATATATGATGAAAAAAATTTTATCAGAGGCGATTGGAAATATGACAAAAGACGAATTGAGAAAATTTGTCAAAGACCTAATTTCTGATGAAATGGAGAAAAAGTTTAATAAACAAAAAGAGGAAGAAATAAGAACTATTATTAAAGTATTGATGAGAAAACATTATTATACTCTATGGCAAAAAGCACCTTTTTTTATTGAAAGTCTGTAAAAAATGAAATTTGAAGAATTAATGAATATAATAAATGGTGAAGTCTCCAAGGTTATGAAAGAGCCTTTGAAGGAGCCTAAATCAATTTCTGATAATAAAGAAATAAAAAGAAATAAATACACAACAGCCTTACAAAGCGAAAGTGAAATTGATGAGGTTTTATTTATACAAGATGATATAAAAAAGCTCGAGAAAGAAGAAAAAAATAAACCAAAAAATCTATAAAAGTGGCAGAAGAAATAAAACCCCAAATACAAGCAAGCGAGATAGCTGAATGGGAAAAAAAATTCAAAGAAAATGTTTCCCCATTAGTAAAATTTCATTCTCATGGCGAAAATGGTTCCTCTTTTAAGATCTATAAGGGGTCTAGTGGAATCGAAGTTGAATGGAGTGGAGAAATAAATTTAGGTAGTGACGACTATATTAAGTGGAAATTTACAATATTAAATGATGTTTTTGTCGATGCAAAATTCAAATTAGATGATGATACAAAGGATCTAATAAAAAAGATATATGATTTATATATTACTTGGTCTAAAGACTGGTCTCAAAGTGTATCTAAATTAGAAAGTGAACCAAAACAATTGAAAGAACAAAGAAGTAAAGAAAATATAATTAAATTTAGTAAGGATAGGATGACAAAATTGGCTGGTTTAAGATAAAAAAAACCCCGAATTTCGGGGTTTTATTTTTTTAACTCTTTATTATTCTCCAACCTTTAATTGGATTAGATTCATACTTAACATTGGCCTCTCTAAAAATCTTAAAAGTAAATTTTTTCCCTTGTTCTAAAATATCATTACCTTCAATTTTTATATAATCATTATTTTTTAATTGTTTGCTTTCAGCAGCATCAATTACTTTAAATAAATCATCATAAACTCTCTGCAACTTGATGGTTACATTCTCAAAATCAATAATTAGAGTATTTCCCGGCTTGGCATCGTAAATACTTTCTTTCTGACTATCTTTCTCAACATCTAAATCTGCTGGCATTTGACCATCATCTTCCTTTAAGAGCTTTAATCTTTCTTCAATTATTTTATTTAGATTCTCTAAAACTAATTTTTTCATAATTTTATATGATTTATAAGTATAAATAGCTTTATTTTTTTATCTTTGATTAATATTTTGCCTATAATAAACAATAAAAATGGTTGAAATCAAAAAATTAAGGTCAAATTACGAGATCAGGTTTAAATACAATGATTTGTTATTTAATTTTATTAAAAGTATTCCAAAGGAACAATGTCAGACTAAAATGAATAGTATTTTAATGCCTGATAATAGAGTAAAGGAAGATTGGTATAGACTGGCAAATGAAGCCGGATTAAGTAAAATAGTGACTTTTTGCAGAGATAGTGCAATCAAATTTAAATTCGAAAATATATCTGATTCAGAATCTGCTATATTGATTGATAAATTACTAGAACATAATCAACAAGCGAAAGAGGCTATACAACTAAAAGAAAGTGGAATAGATGTAAGTGGTGTAGATTATTCTTTCATGAAAATTGAACCATACGAATACCAAAAACAAGCAGTAGCCTTTTTTGAGACTACTAATGGAAACGCAATTCTAGGAGACCAACCCGGAGTTGGAAAAACATTGAGCTCAATATCCTATGCAATAAAAAACAATTATAAAACTCTTGTAATAGTACCTGCATCTCTAAAATTGAATTGGAGAAATGAAATTTTAAAGTTTACACATGAAAAATGTTTCATATACAAATTCAAACCAAAGAAAAAAGATAATATAGTTACATATAACAAAAGTGAAAGTATTTTTCATATCATAAACTATGAATCTTTAGAATCATATTTTGATTTTAATTATTCTCACAAGTGTACAAATTATAATTGTAAGTGGGAAGGAGTTACCGAAGTTAAAAAATATGATAAATGTCCTAGTTGCGGTAGAATGAAAGTTGTCAAATCTAGAACACACCACTTAGTTTCTAAAATTGATAAAGATGGGGAAGTATTAAATCCTAATGATTATGATTTAATTGTACTTGACGAAGCTCATTATATAAAAAATCCAACAGCATTCAGATCTCAAATTATAAAGAAAGCTTTTAAGGAGTCTAGTAAAAAAATATTAATGACTGGAACCGCTATTAAGAATAGGCCATATGAATTCTTTCCTTTATTGAATTTGATAGACTCTAAAGAATGGTCTAATGCTCATAATTTCGGAGTGAGATACTGCAATGCACATCAAGATAAATTTGGTCATTGGAATTATGATGGTTACTCTAACTTAGAAGAATTATATAGAAGAATTTCTCCATATTTTTTAAGGAGGTTAAAAAAAGACATCTTGAAATTTTTGCCCCCAAAAACTTTTACAACAATCCCTATTGAAATAAAATCTGATTCAATGAAAGAATATAGAAATATTGAAGATGGTGTAATTGACGAATTTCAAGAATCAGATGATAAAATGACTCATTTGGCTAGAATTCAAAAGTTGAAGCAGTTTACTTCTATGTATAAAGCAAAACAATCTATTGAATTTATAAAAAATATAATAGAAGGTGATGAAAAGATTGTAGTTTTTTCTCAATTCATAAGTGCATCTCAATTTATTTACGAAGAATTTAAAGATGTTGCTGTTTGGTTTACCGGAAAACACAATATGATCCAAAAACAAGAAGCAGTGGACAAGTTTATGAATGATGAGAATTGTAAAGTATTTGTTGGAACTATTGGAGCTGCAGGTGTAGGTTTGACTCTAACTTCTGCAAATTGTTTAATGTTCTTGGATTTACCTTGGGAACCTGCTAGTAAAATACAAGCCGAGGATAGGATACACAGAGCGTCTCAGAAAGCAGATAACATTCAAATTATAAAGCTAATTTGTCAAAATACAATCGACGTTGATATCGATAATCTAATAACTGCAAAAGAGCAAATTATTTCAAAGGTTCTAGATGGTGAAGTAATAGAAAACAAGAATGAATTTTCAATTTTTGATGACCTCTTAAAAATTATTCTCACAAAAAAGAATAATTAAATTTCTGTAATTTTTTTTATTAGAATGATTGTTTTTGTCTTTTCAGAGATATTTATAAATAAATATCTTCATGCACTCCTCTCCAAAAATTCTTTTCATTCTAAAAAAGAGAATGACTTCTCATTCTGAGATTAAAACTATCTCTTCTGGTCTTTTAAACTCTGCCAGTTTTGTTAATGAAATGTTGCAAAAAAATGGGTATAATTCTCATCTGATAGAAGTAAAAGATAATAATGATATTGATAGAGAGGTAAAAAAATTCAAAGCTGACATAGTAATAATCGAAGCTTTATGGGTAGTACCATCTAAGTTCGAGGTGTTGACTAAATTACACCCAAATGTTAAATGGATAATTAGACTTCATAGTGAAATACCATTTATAGCTAATGAAGGTATAGCAATGGAATGGATATATGATTATCAGAAATACAAAAATGTTTTTATATCAGTTAACTCAAAAACTACATACGAAGATCTTAACAACATTCTTCCTAAAAAAACAATTTATTTACCTAACTATTACCCGGTAAATCTTTTCGATAAGAAAAATGAATGTGTAAATAAAAATAAAAAAGTTTTAAATGTTGGTTGTTTCGGTGCAATTAGACCTTTGAAAAATCAATTGTATCAAGCTGTATCAGCTATAGAATACGCTAACTCTATAAATAAAGAACTTCACCTTCATGTAAACGTAGCTAGAGTTGAGAACAATGGTGATCCTGTTCTAAAGAATTTGAGAAATTTATTTAAAAATAATCCAAAACATAAGCTTATAGAACACGGATGGTTAAGACATGGAGAATTTACTGATCTAGTCAAAAAAATGGATATTGGATTACAAGTATCATTTACGGAAACATTTAATATAGTAGCAGCTGATTTCGTAAATAATAATGTTCCAGTAATAGTGTCTGACGAAATTACGTGGGTTTCAGATTTTTATAAAGCAGAACCTACAGAATCTAAATCAATAATAAATAAAATTTCACTGGCATTATTTTTTAAAAAATTCAATCTTCAATACCTAAGTAAAATAAAGCTATGGTTTTACAGTTTTAAAAGTGAAAAAAATTGGGTTTGCTTTATTGAGGAATATAAATTGGATCCAAAAAAATGGAACACAAACTTTTTTGATTGATTATCTGAGGATTATAATTTTTTTTCTTTTTTTATTTGGATTGAATCATATAAGATATATATATTTGCAGTGTTGATTTAGTAATCGTTCTTTGAATCAACAACGGAGATAAGTACTGATTAGTGTTAAGTTTTACATAAATCCTGACTTATTAGTGTTGAAATTAACAAAAAACAAAAGTTATTAACAACTATTGGAATTTGAAAAATAGTTTCTACATTTGCATCACCGTTTCGGGAAAACAATTGAAAATAAAAAATTATAAAAGTTATTAACAATTGTTGCAATTATAAAAAAGTGATTTATATTTGCAGTCCCAATCAAAAGGAAATCGTTCTTTGAACTATAAGAAATTAAAGGGTGCTTAGACTCTTCAGGCATGGCAACATGATCTGTGACAGATAAACCCCGGCAACGGGAATAAAAGAGATACCGGAGATCAAAAAGACGGTACTCGCTTGTGAAAACAAGACAGCTAAGCAAAGAAGCAACATATTGAAGTTATGGGTAACTATAATTTTAATATACCGAACAGGGTGAACTATCGGTTGAGTCAGAAATGACAATAGTTGAACTTCTAGGAAAATCGTCTGCTCATCATGACGATTGCTGAAGGTTGAAATATCTTCGGTTGAAATTAGGTCTCTAATCAGGATCATGTTTCATTCCAGTTGTGTAAGGTCGTTTAGGATTTTCTTATTCGTATCTTATGTAACAGTCGGATTCTTGATCGTCTCCGTCAAATCAGATGTGTGGCATTCTTAGTTGAACCATCACCATCAGTACATCTGATATAAATTCATGATTGCAACTCTGCGAATCAATAAGCTGAAAAACCTTAAAATGGGGAGTTGTATAAATTCTGAATGGCGTTAAGAGCAAAAGGTCTCTAATTCTCAGAGGCAAGTCGGGTAACTGATTATGCCAATCTGAGAGAATGTGCAAAGGTACATTCTTTGTCTTGTTCTAAAATTAAGAATTTCCACAGTTATATTCTTAGGGATACAATAGTGGTTTACAAGGCAGAACAGCTCTGACGATAAAAGACTGGTTGACTAAATTCTGTTGGGTCAAACTTACAGAACGAAATCAACTGAGACTGAGGGATACGAGCAATCGTGGATACGAAGATTAAGGTGAAATTCCATACGGTCTTCTAAAGTTCCTCACGAGATGGTGTAATCTCAACCTATCAAACCTCGACTCATGGTGTAGTGGGCACAACACAATAAATCATATGCTATGGTTTTTGTGATGGTAGCAATCAGTCCGAATCTGGTTGTAGTCGGCAAAATCGTTCTTTGATTAAGAAATTGGGTGGTTTGGCATCCATAAGATAAACTCCGGTGACGGAGTATAAAAGGATACTTGCACATGATCCTTTGGGGTAAAACCCATCCGCAAGTTCCGCCTTCCTAAAGTTAGGGAGGACATCCAAACAATGAGAGTTCGCAGTTGAAAAACCGGGCAGGTCAGTAGGCTGTATCACATAAACGAATGTGTGGTTGAGTATCGAGAGGTACAATAGAAACATCTCAGGGTTTTTCCTGTTAAACGGATTGGTTGGGCAACCGACTGATAGAAATGACAGGGTTGGGCGTAATGCAGAAATGTATGAAACTCATAAAGTACGACCTCATGCGAAGGGGAAGTGCTTTAACCAGCAAGGTTGGCTAAGACTTATAATTTTACTCGGTAACACGAGTTGAGTTGTGGGAGTTGGTTTCATCTGGCCGTTGGCACCGCAAAGCTGACAGAAAGGTGTGTAGTATTTCGTTCTCAAAAGGAACGGATCTACTCTGGGAGCACATCTTTCATAAATTCGTGGATCATGTCATTTAAATATGAAAATTTAAATCACAGCCCAAGACTCCCAGCGTCAAGAGCAAAAGGTCTCTAAGGCTCAGGTCAGCAATGATAACTGAGTGTGAGGCAGGTTCGCAAGATCTGTTTCACTTTGTGACTCAAAGCATCGTGGTGGGACGGCCATCCTATCTGGTGTTACTAGGTTGCAGAACAGCTCTGACGAGAATGTTGGTCAAGATTCCGAAAGGAGTCTAAAGACTGAGACTGGTGGCTACGTTGATCGAAAGGTCCGTGGATAAAAGAGGGAACCTCGAAAAGGATAATACTCTCAAAGGCTACCGCAAAATGGTATAATCTCAGCCATTTTATTAAAAAATTAGAACCCCGTTTCCAAAAAGATTCGGGGTTTTCTTTTTTATATTTTTTTATTATTTTTACAAAAAAATAATAATTAAAAATTCCAATGTTAGAAGATCACGCAAAAAACTTTTCAGTTAACTGTCATATTTCCACTAATCATTTTTATGATGGATTACCATATGAGTTTCATTTGAATATGGTTGTAGAAACTGCTAAAAAATATATTAATTTAATTCCAAAAGATGATCGAGATGTTGTTCTTGCATCTTGTTGGGCACATGATACAATTGAAGATACTCGTATAACCTACAATGATCTTAAATCAGAACTCGGAGAAGAAGTAGCGGAAATAGTTTTTGCTTTAACAAATGAAAAAGGTAGAAATAGGAAAGAAAGAGCCAGTGAAAAATATTACTCTGGAATACGAGAAACTAAACATGCTGCATTTGTAAAAATATGCGATAGGATAGCAAATGTAGAGTATTCAAAAAATCAGAGTAGCGATATGTTGAATACCTACAAAAAAGAATTTGATAATTTTGAATATTGGTTATACTGTGATGAATACCACGAAATGTTCGATTATTTGTATGGTCTTTTAAATTCAGACAAATACGAACATAAAATAAATTATTAATTACTCAACACATATTTATTCAGTGATTTTTGACCTATAATTATAATTCCTGAATAAAAAATAAATCCTAGGAGTGTGTTCCAGTAAAAAGGAATTCCGGCTATCAAACTTTCAGTCAAACCGAAAATATTTTGAGGATAAAAAGTACTGTTAATCCAGCAAGAAGCATTTGTAATAAAAAAGAATATTAATGATCCTACAATGCTCTTAGTAATTATGTTTTGATTTGAGAATATGGAATAACTCCATATCATGAAATATGAGAGATATACCCACATAAATCCACTATAAAGAAAACTGTCGCTTTTATAAATTATTTTTCCAATCAAAAAATCACTTATAATAAGCGGTATGAAAGAAATCGCTAAAGACCATTTTTTATTGCTAAAAAATAGAGGAGCGATCAAAAAAATACTACCTACAGGACTAAAATTATAAGGGTGTGGAATTATTCTTGATATGCAAACGAATATCAATATTAAACTTAGATAAATATTTTTCTTATTCTCCATCATCAAAATAAATTTTTTCTATTTTATTGTTGTCTTCACAAATATAAACAAAATATTTTTTATCAATATCTTTATTTGTATTGATAAAAGGTGTATTCAAAATAAACCTTTCGCCATCAACAATTTTTATCTTACCAGTATCCTCATTTATGATTTCAAGTTCCTCTTCAGAAAAATCTAAAATTCCTTCTTCATAAAGACTTTTCGCTTCCTGAATTAAATCGCACCAAGCTTCAGATGCATATCTAAAAACATTTTCATTCAAGGGTATTTCATTTTGTAAATGATACATAAGATAATCTGAAATTTTCGGATTATCATTGTATTTTCTTACATATTTAGGCTGATCTCCTTTTTTACTATCCAGTTTAAATAGTTTTAATTCTAGATCTCCATCACCTTTTATTATTCTGTGATAAACGTCTACAGGTATGAAATATTCTTTCCCAATAATCAATTCTTCAGGTAAAGACTCATCAATTTGAATTTTCCAATTATGTCCAGAAATAGGAATAATTTTTCTATTCTCGTCGTCAAAATGCCATTTAAATTCCCCTGAAGGTGTATACTTTTTGAATGTTCTAATAAAGAATTCATTATTTGATTCTTCAAAATAAGGCACTGATTCCATAATACTAATTTTTATAAAGAATGTAATTCTTCTTTATAAATATAGTAAAAATCAATTCAAGTATATAGAATATTCTTTTAGAATATTTTTATTCTCAGGTAATAAAGTTCCATTTTGATCAAATAACCAAAAATGAATTTTACCATTTTTTTCCTTGACTATTTTACCGCAATATTTTGGTACATTCAGTCTTTCGTCTCTGAAAAATTCACGACCAAAACAAACAACTGTAATAGTATCTAACTGACTAAGTTTTCTTGATTCTTCTTCCTTTTGTTTCCAAAGTCCCCTATTCAATATTTTAGATTGAGGAAGACAGTTGTAATATCTAAAAGTTAATTCATCCAATTTACAGTCATAAGCAAAATCCTCCGCATTAGCTAAATGTCCTCTGTCATAACCAGATCTGGCATAATCTGCCTGAGTTGCTGTTTTTACGTTTGATAGATCATTTTTAAAACTAAAACCTGCTCTTGAACAATCTCCTCCACCTTTATATAGTTTATAAACTACAACTAATGGCTGTTTTAAAACAGTGTCAAAATAACAAGTATAGTTTTCTTTAACTATTCTTATAGAATTTTTTTGTGAATAAGAGGTAAGTGTAGAAAAAAAAACAAATAAAAGAGTTGCAAAAAAAATATATAATTTTTTCATAAAGTTTTCAGCATTTGAATTAATTTAGGTTGAGGCGACACATCTACCTTGTCATATCTAACACTATTGTGTGTAAATACACCAGCATCTCCATTTAGGGCTCTTTTATTTACATCCCAAATATCAGAATTATAACTAATAGGAATTGAATATAGACCGCCCCAATATCTTATTAATTTTTCTATTGATATTATCTGAGCATCAGTGTAAGCATGATAAAATTTAAAACCTCTATGGGGAGTTTCAAGTTCTACCACTTCAGTTGCAGGTACAGTTGTATTTACATAAGTATAATATTTACCATTTTTAAAAGTTAATTGTCCCCAATTACAAACTTCAATACCAATAGATATTTTATCTAATGATTTATATGGTAAGTTGAAATTTTGAAATGTGGATTCTTTTAAACCCAAATGATAAGCCCAATGCTTTGAACTAAAACCCTGAACTATCTGTCCATCTTTAAATTCATTGTTTTTAGCTTTTCCACAAATTGTAACACAAGTTGCAATTTTTTCTGGATTAGATTCCCAATCTTTAAAAACGTTTATACCATTTGAATTACCAGCAGTGTGGTGAATATATATTTGTTTTTTAGGATGTTCTTCAGCTAAATATTGATTAGATGCGAAATTATATTTCTGAATGTCTGTTTGTAAATTTAGTGTGTTCATACGTTTTTATTAGGCTAATAATGAATAATATTCTTTAAAATGTTTGATTCTATCTGGCAAACCTATAGTGCCACCATTAACTCTTTTTGTTACTGATGTGACTACCGCATCAGTGGCTCCACCGTCAGCAATTTTGTGTATTCCGTTCTTGTGGAAAAACCACGCTGCAGAAGCTAAAGGGTACTTCGTTGCAACTAAATCAGGATTTCCTACACAATCTTCATTTATTGCAGCAGAGAAAGATTTGTAATTATCTTTTCCTGTTAATTGAATATAACCTCTGCCACGAAATTTATAACCTTCACCAGAAGATTCATCACCATTTCCCATTCTGTTTGCATAAACTCTACTGGCAATTTTCTGAGGTTGTCTTGCATAAGACTCTTCAAGATTTCCGGGGAAATATTTTCCAAAGATGTTTTGTAATCCTTGTGCAGAATAGTTTAAATTTTCTTGAACCAATTTAAATCCACCTGATTCATGTCCACATTGTGCTAAAAAATGTGCTAATCTCAATGGTGTGTTTAATTCAAATTTTGCAATTACATCTGGTAATTGTCCTAATACCGAATCTGGTATGTGTCCTTTAAGTTTGTCTGTTTTCATAATGTTTGTTTTAAAATTATTTATAAATATTTTTTACCATGTTCTAGATGAAGTTAAACCAAGTGCTTTTCTATATCTAGCAACATTACAACTCCAATAACCCGGAGTAGTTCTATCTTTTTTCTGATCGCATTTATGTCGAGCCCTAAATGATTTAGCTCTTTTTGGATCAGCATTTTTAATTCTTAAGTTCGGATCCCCGAAATTTACTTTTACAATATTTCCTGATTTGTTTTTTACATAAACAGAAAATTTCTTAGGTCCACTCGGAGTTCTAAATGGCTTTCCCAAATTGACTTTTCTTCCCCTATATTCAGCTTCATTAATCATATGAGTCGCATCAACATCTACAACATTTAAAAAATTTGGATTATCCTTTAATTGCTCATAACTATAATTCATTTCCAATTTAGTTTCTAAATAATCAATTATTGCCTCCATATTATGATCAGCAATTGTTATTTTATCTTGTATCCAAGAAGGAAGTTCATCAAAATCTGATATTATTTCATTTATAAGAAAAGTATTCTGAATTATTTGATGTAATTTGGTTTTATAGTGTGCCCCTTCTGGTTTACTCTTTGAACTACAATTCCCACAATTACAGTCATGTTCGTGAATCAATTTCTTTAACTTCATTTTAAACTTTTTTAATAAATATGAATTTTTTTAAAAAAAATAACACTTGATTGCAAAATATTCCATACTATTTATATGTAACAAACCTTTAAACAATAACAAAAATGGTAACAGAAAAAAAATCATTAGCAGTACAAATCCTTACCGTATTGGTTCTATTAATCGGTGCTTATTCAGGAATGTTTGGTGCAAATGCACAAGCATGGTTGGGTATAGTTTCAATGGCAGCTACATTGACACTTTCAACATTCTTTCCATCAGGTACTTTACCTACAGGTTGGAACAAAATCATGTGGATCACTAATATTACTGGTGTTGTCCTTCAATTGTTGGCAACTATCAGTGGTGCTGGATTAGTCGATCCTATGACTGTAAACTCAATCATCATTGCAATCAACATCTTTGTACAGGTATTTATTAAGAATTATACCTTATCTGCTGCTAAGTAATTGAATTTCAGTAATAAAACCCCCTAAAACTCAATATTTTAGGGGGTTTTATTTTTGTAACAATTTTTAAAAAATTACGTTTAAATATTAAAAATACTGTTATGGAAAATGTAAATATTGATAACATTAAAAAAGATATTGCTGAACAGGAACATTTCATCAATATGTCTAAAAAGAAATCAGAGGCTTATCTCGCTTTGTGTATAACCTCATTCTTAACTTTTATATGCTCGGTTTTTTTCTCGCATATATTAATCTGCATTGGGTTTTTTACTATTAGTTTTCTCTGCTTGAGGGGATATAACAAATCAATTGGACAACTTGAAGTTCATATGTCTATTAAAAAATTCCTTAAAATGGTCCTAATTCAAGAGCAAACTGGAGAAGATGTATTTAAATCAATCGTTAGCTAATAAAATATCATACAAAATAAAAAGGGGGAATTTCTTCCCCCTTTTTTTATGGTTTATTTTTAAAATTATATTTCTCCAGTACCAGAAGAAGGACCATAAGGAACACTAACTTTTGTTTTGTTTACAAATGCGTCCGCTTTAGGATCATAAACAAATGCTTTTATACCAGCTATTTTCTTGCCACCATCAGTTAAAGTACCTTCTTTTACAAAGAAATCTACTAATTTATCCATGATGTGTTTTTCGTCTTTTTTGAATTTTTCAGCTATATCCTCTGAAACTTGACTATAAGTTGGATGACCCTCAATAAAAGATTTCATTTCAGCCTTTTTTTCTTCTGGACTTTTCTTTCCTAAAAGCTTAGATAAAATCTCATCAACCATTTTATCTGAACCCTCTTCCATGTTCTCTTCCATGGACTCTTCGTATTTAGAACCGCATTCTTGACAAACTTTCATTTCATTTAATTGACGAAGAATCTGAGCTTTTTTATTTTCAAGAAGTTTGATCTTTTTGTATCTATCTACTTCTTCCTTTATGATTTGAACTAATTCAGAATGTGATATTTTCATGTTATAATATTTTAGTTATAAATATTACAAAAATTTTATTTTCTTAAAATATTGATAATATTTATTATAGAATCTAAATTTATTAAATGGATATAGACCCCAAACTTGTTATATTGGTTATATCAAATCAATTAAATGGACAAGAACTATTTAGAGTGCATGTTCATGAATATAGTATAAGGTTTGATGAAAAATTTCAGGATGGTATTGAAAGCAATTATGAATTAAAGAAAGAGATTGATTATCTTAATGATCTATGGAAGGGTAATAAAATAAAACAAAGTGAGATTTTTCCAATCATGTTAGATATTATGGTCAGACACGGAGACTATCTTAGAAATTTTTTCTTCGATTCTACAGAATTAGATAAAAACGGTCAATTTGTTGAAAAACCAAAATATGAACTGGAGCCAAAAGTTTTTTTCGAAAGTCTAAAAAAACAAAAATTATTAAATAAAATCACAAAAAAAGAGTTTCAGAAAAATATAAATAATTTGGAAGTTGGTGAAAAATATGTTGAATTATTTGTGGTAAAGTCGAAATATTACCATTATAGACATTTTAAAACCAATCCATTAAAAGAAGAATGGTATTTTATGGAGAATGATGGTAAATTGATTCTTTGCTTCAGAAATAAATAAAATTTACATTTCTTTTTATTATATTTGTATAAAATAGTTTTAATGGAACTTAATATTGCAATTTCACCTTCAGAAAAAGAAGTAGCTAAAATTATTGGTAAGGATAACTGGGCTAATTTAATTACAGAAAAAACCAAAAACCAACCCACTAAATGTTTTTTTTGTGATTATCCTCAAATGGAAGAAAATTTTGAGAGGATTAATTTAAGCCCAAAACTAAGGCATCACATCATGCCTTTTTCAAATGAAATTGATATAAAAAAAGATTTTAATAAATTAGATATTGTTATAGTTTGTGATGCTTGTCATGCAATACAGCATTTTGATAATGCAGTAAAAAACAATTGGATTAAACTCGTAAATTCAAGTTTTGATCAGGTTGATCTTGTAAAAGCTTGCAGGTGGGGTAATAAAATTGTTAATGCATATATAACTGGTGGTTATAAAGTTGAAAAAAACATATTTCCTTTGAAAAAAACACCAGAAAGTTACTTATCAGAAATTATGGATTCAAATTTGAATGTTAATAAGAAAATAAAAGTAATTTTTACAAAAAATTTTGATTGGAGTAATTGTAGATAGTAGTTTTTTTAATTTTCTACATATTTATTTCTAAATAATGTTGTAAAATGAAAAATAAAAAAATTTCTAAAGAAGAATTAGTACAATTTATCCAAACAGAAGCTTTAAAATTAAAACAACAGCTTTCAGAACAGTTTGAAAAGGTTGGCCAAGCCCATGAATTAAAAATGGGTCACGAAGCTAAACCTAGCGATAAAGATCAGGCTTTAGTTATGAAGACTACAGAAAAAAGCCAATATAAAAAAGGTCCCGGAACTGAAGCTGCTCCTTACGAAGGGGATACATTACCTATAGATGTTGAAATGACTGAAACTGGCAAACCAAGTGATGATGATGTGAAAACTGCTGTTTATGTAAAAGCAGGTGCTAAGAAAGGTGGAAATGATGTTACTACTGGTCAGGCTAAAGCAAATTTCGACTCTAAAACTGATGGACCAAAAGGGGAAGTAAACAAGCCTTTTGTAGAAAAAGGTAAAGATAAAATGAATACTTTAGACAAAGAAAATTATAAAGGTGGTTCTAAAACTTATGTAGAAGCTGGTGCTGAGGACAAGTCAAATACAGTTACTGCTGGTCAACACAAAGCCAATTTTTCTGAAAAAGCTCCTAAGAGTGATAAGGATGCAAGAATTGCTCACGGCATAGAGTTAAAAGAGAATTACACTAAAGAAGAATTGAAAAATTTGATCATCAGCGAATCTCAAAAACTTGCAAAGAAAATAATTCTTAAGAAAGAATTAGAAAAATTGCAAAAAGAACTAAAAAAGTAATCAAAATTATCTTTTTTATTTAAATCCGTATAGAAATATACGGATTTTTTATTTTTATTATATTTTTAGCCTTATGAATAAAATAAATAAATCTTTGACAGACGAAATTAAGTCTAAATACATTTTTGCTAATTTTTGTACAGATGTTTTTGGAATGGATAAATATTACTGTAGTTGTGGGAATGTTATATCTAAGGCACCTGATTCAGAATTTGAAATAGAAATTTCTTATGAAGATTACATAAAAATGGATTTTATTGATACTAGTAAAATCACAAGAAGAACTAAAATATTATGTGATAAATGCAATAAAGACTACACAAAAGCTGAAGTATATTCTCAAATATTTAATACAGATCAAAAATTTTTAGAGAAATTTTTATTAGTAGAAAACAGCAAGTATTTAGCACTTTACAAATACAGATTTATTGCAACTGAAAAAAATAATAAAATACAAATTGAGAATGATTATTCATCATTAAGCATATCTAAGAAAAACAAAGAAAGTAGGATTTATTTTAAAGATTTTGATAATTCTGATTTTTTACCGGTGGATCTAGGTGAAATAGTCAATACGGTAAATTTATTTTTTAGTAAAACAGAAGAGGTTGAAATTACAGAAGATTTTATTTATGTACATGAATTTATTGGTAAGCTTGGTAGATATGTTTCTGATGTTGATAATATAGATATTGCGAATGAATTGTTGAGCGAGATAAAACTTTCTTCAGGAATTGATATACTAAAGAAAATAATATCAAGTTTTTTTGGTATAATATCTTATCCAAATCTTTCTACACTAGCCATGAACAAGGGACCAAAATTTTTATTTGATTTGATGTCTAATTGTCCATTGCCAACTACAAAATTTATGAAAGAAAGTGGTGCAACTTCGCCACTTAAAATATTTAATTTCTTAATTAATTTAAAAAACAAACAATTACAAGAACAATTAGATCAAGATGATAAAAATAAATTAGGCTATAAATTCATTACCGAAAGTGGTCAGGAGTTCTATATTAAATACGATATTAAAAGATATGATGAAAATGTTGGTAATGTTTCCAAGACAGCAGCTAAAGTATTTGTAAGAGATGAAATAAATGAAAGACATATTTCTCCTTTTATTTTTAATATAATTAAAGACTTTAATGATTATGAAAATTTAATAAAATATATCCGATTCATATCTTATGAGGATTTGATAAGACTTTGTATGAGTTATGAAAAAGATTTTTTAATTGAGCTCTATAAAATAATCGAATTTAGAGAAGATGTAAATTATGAAAGAATAATTCAATTTTCGAATTTAGTTAAAGATTTTTGTAAAACAATAGATGCAAACAAAGAGGATAGGGTAGTTATCGAGGACATTTCAAAATATGATTTTAATATATATGATGATTGTCAAAGAATGTTGGTGGAGTTAAAATGGGATTTCAATAAAGTTTTCTATAAGATAAAGAAACATTCAAAGCTTTTGAGATTTCACGATGATTTAATCAAGCACAGAAGTTATTTAAACGATCAGGAAGTAAATGAAAAATATATTGATTTCTCTAACAAATTCAAATATCTTGAAGAATATAAACAAGGTAAGATAAAAGTTAAAGTAATTGATTTACCAAACAAATTAGTTGACAAAGCAAAAGAAATGAAGAACTGTGCAGCCTCTTATGTCAGAAGAGTTTCTACAGGAGAATACGTTGCATTCAGTGTTTATGACAATAACCCTGAACGCAAATCAGAAGAGTTTTATGAATATATGATGGTGTTAGAATTAGGAAAGTATGGTCTTGAGTTCGTAGGCGTAAAAGGGCCTTGTAATATTTACGGTCCAGATAGATTTAAAAAAGACGTAATTAAATTCCTAGAGGATAATGATATAGCTTATAAAGAGGTTCCTAGTATAAAATTAGGAGTTGACAATAAGAAATAAAAAAAGGGGTATTTTTACCCCTTTTTTATTTAATAAAAAATTTTTTTTATAAAACTTCACTGTCATTAATCATCTTCTCAAATAAGCCTTGATTTTGATCTGAATTGTTTTGGTTGTTCATTTCTTCTAATTGTTTTGCAAACTCTTCACTACTTAGACCTAATAATGCACTTGGATCACCTTCGAACATTAATTTGTTCAAAGCAGCATATCTTTCGTTGATTGCAGCAACGTATTTAGGCTCAAGTTGAAGATCTGCTCTTTTATATTTAATTTCTCCTTCTTTTATTACATGTGGAAATTTATAGTTGTATACACCATCAAATTCCCAAGTTGATTGTTTTATGTTTTTGAAATCATAATCGTAATATGCTTCTCCGATAAAATCATGAATTTTCTCTAACGTCATTTTGGGTTCATTAGTTAACTCAAAATATTTGACAAACAAAATTCTATTTGCATATCCCATCTCTAATGCATCTTTCAAACCTTCTACAGGAAAACCTATCAAGCCTTCAGGTGAAGTATAGGTACTAATTCTTCTCTCAAGTGTCATAAAGGCACCGGGAGCTGAAGTTTCATCCATATTCTCTAACAATAGAGTTTTTTGATACTGTGCTTCTATACTAGAAACTATTTCAACAGGATCTCGGTAAAGCCAAATTATTTTAGTTTCATCGTTTTGTAGAATCGTGTCTAACAACTTAATATTAGTAGTCCAAGCTCTGTTTTTGTCAAAAACTACTTCACTGTCATAAAAAAAACCTTCCAAAAAACCCTTTAATCCATTTCTAAAATTTTCATAGATAGACATTCTATCCTGTGCTCTGAAAGTCATATTCGAACTAAAATTACCTCTCATCGTTTTCAACATGTCCAAAACAGCACTTGTTGGGGTAACATGAAATCTTGGATTTGAATTTAAAATTTGACAAAGTAAAGTGCTACCAGCTCTTGGTAAACCTGCTATTGTATGTATTGATCTCATAATAAT